CGTCCAGACGTAACCCGTACCGCCGAACCGACAGCCAGAGCCCGGCTTGTAGTCTGTAAAATATGGGTACCATTTCCGCTGGTCGCTGTCCTCCCAATCAAGCTCAGCACCATCAAGCAATGCTTGGTTAATAATATCAAGCATGTACATTGCGTTTACAGCTCGTTGCCTTGAATTAGTTGGCAAAGTGTAAGGAAGGTCTGTTGGTAAATTCAACTCCTTACAAGCATCCTCATAGGACTTTACTCTTTCAAAAATTGATTGTTTAAAAAAAGAGGCTCCAAATTTTTGTATCAGCTCTGCCCGGTCATTTTCTGAGGCTGATTTGTAAAGGCTTTTCAAGCCATCGGTAATTGATTGTTCCATTTTTGTTTTTTTGGTTAATGGTTAAAACAGAAGTATCTGTCCTTTTTCGGTTGTTTGCAGTTTATCATGTTGGGGAGGATTATTTTCGGAAGAATTAAAGCTTTCTTTTAGCTTCTTGACAAAATGAGTTTCTCCAGCACCTGTAATTGTTAGAAATGGCAGCCAGTGGGTTCCTATTAACTGCAGCTTTACATGATAGCTTTTATAATGCTCCATGCTTAGTGTATTCATCCAAGCCGCCTCGCCTTTCATACAATTGATAAGCATATTCAGCACACACATTTTTATACAGGTAAGGTCATTGTCAGCTCCAAAAAAAGTTAATCGACGTTCTTTTTTCGCCATGGCCAATAACATGCGGCCACTGCCACAAGCGCAGTCTGCAACAGTTTTTTCGGGTTCAAGTTTGTTGCCATGTGTTAATTCGGCCATCATATCACAAATTGGTTGCGGGGTAAAAAACTGGCCATTACGCCCATGGCTTACACAATCCATAAAAAGATCGCCCAGTGCATCATAAAACCCCTCTCCGTCATCATCACATGCATAGGACCATGCATCGAACATTTCACAAATCACAGGTGCAAGCTTTTCAGGAAACATTTTATTAAGCCTGTTTAATTCATCCTTCATTTGTTCTGCACAGTAAGGAGCCAACCGCCATAATGCAAAATCCAAAAAAGCATTAAAGGTGCTGTTGTAATCCTGTGCATAACTAAGTTGTTCAAAGAGCTTTCTAAATTTTGCGAGTGCTTCAGTTTTTAGCATCGTTTTTTTTAGTGAAAGAAAAATTAAGTGCCACGCAGAAACAGATATTGTTCAAGTAATTTTTTAATCGGCCGGCATTATTTTTATAAATTAGTTTCAGGATTAATTACTGGTAAATCAATAACAATAATCCCCTTAGCCTTCAATTCAAAAAAGCAATTTTTACAAGCCGCCACATCATCCATGGCATCGTGGGCTCCTTCAAAGTCTTTTCCAAAAACACAGTTGTGCAGTTCCATAAGTGTTGGCCATTTTAAACCACGCTTGCCTGGCAGCTGGCAATACTTGGTTGTTTTCATCATGGTGCAAAACTTTATCATCCCTCGGCGGGGCTCAATACCGGCACGAATAAATTCAGCCCACAAAACCCGGTGATCAAAATTTAGATTATGAGCTACCAATACATCAGCTTTCATTTTTGCTGACATAAATGCGTTGAGTTCAGTATCAATAGGGAAGCCTTCGTTAATACACCTCTGTGTGCTCATGTTGTTATCAGTAAAAAATGGTTCATTTGGTATTTCCCAACCATCGGGAAAAATCAGGTTTTGCCATTGTTCAAGCACAGAGCCGTCTTCATCGCAAAGCATCCATGCTAATTGTGTTACCCGTGGCCAGTTGTCAATATCTTCATAACTGGCACTGTAGTCTTTTGGCTTACCGGTTGTTTCGGTGTCAAAAAATAAATACTTCATGATTGATTTTTTTATGGTAAAGTTTTAATGCGTTGAAAAATTGTTTGCAGTATGTAGCCTACATTAGCTTGTCCTGCTTCCAGTGTGCTCCATTCCTGCGCAGCATCCATAATTTTTAGTTCATTATTTTGTGTAAGCACACAGCCATAGCAGCGAAACAGTTCATTATGTGGTGTACTTTTTACAATGATGGGTTGCGGAAAATATATTGGTTGGTCAGGATGCTCAATAAGCATTTTAATATCACTCAATAGTTTCGAGTTGTAACTTTCGCTGTAATGCATTTGGTTAGTTTTGAATTATTTGGTACTCAATTTCCCCGCCTTCAAAATCGGGTCTTTCAATAAGCAACTGCAGGTCATTTTCATTGGCCCATTTTTCTATATCTGCAAGGGAATTTTTATCGAGATAAGAGGCGTCAAAGTGCAGCGTTTTTACTTCGCCAAGGCCTAATGCAGCAAGCTTTAAAGCCGCTATGTAAATGCCGCTGGATGAAAGCTGCTCTTTATTAAATGCAAAGCCATTGTAAGTAATTCCTTCATCGCTAAAACCAAAGCCATCAGGCATGGATGCGTTTTTAATTACATCCAGTTTTTCTGCTTCAATACTTTTAACTGCTGCATCAGCAGCTTCTGCATCAGTTACGGCTTTATTGTATACGGCCTGCTGTGCAACTGCTTTGTTATTTTCTTCAATCAGAGCATTACTTTCTTTAATGGTATTAAGTTGTTGTTGTATAGCTGCCACATCGGTTTCGCTCTTAGGCTTATTAGCGGCTTCATCAAGCCAGGCTTCTAATTCAAACAGCTCACCATTAATAATGGCATTCTTTTGCTGGAGTGCTGTAATCTTTGCTTTCAGCTCTTCAATTTCAATTTCATTATCTGTAACAGCCTGCTGCTTTTGTGCCAATAAATCTGCCTTGCCTTTGTATATACTATTGTGGGCATCAATTCCGGCCAGCTCTTTTTCCAAATCTGCAGTGGGCAAAATCTCCTTTGAAAGTTTAGGATCTACAAAACCAAGTTTTGCTTTTTCTTCTACCACTTTTTTATTAGCCCAGGTTCTGTTTTCGTAAGCCTCTTTATACAGCTTATCTATTTCTGTAAAATCAATTCCTGTTAGTTTTTGCAATGCAGCTTTTTGTTTAGCTGGAGTGCTGTTTAAAAAATCATCCACATCAAATACAGCAGGAAAATAATAGGTAGATAAATCCTTTGTGATAGCAGATTTAATATTACGTTCGCTTATAAATGTCAGCTTCTCTTTTTTGCCATCAAACTGCCAAACAAAACGTTCGCCGGTTGTTAACTCTAATTCTGAAAAGCCTTCCTTTTCTCCTTTCTTTAAAACCAGTTCTGGTTTATTACCTCTCAGCCTTTCTGGCAATGATTTTAAGAAAGAAGATTTGCCTTTGTTGTTACCACCGGTAATGATGGCCGTGCAGCCGTTAAAGTCTGCAGTAAGAGCTGCAACGGCTTTTAAATTTGAAACTGTTATTGATTTTATTTTTGCCATGATATATTATTAAGCGTTAGATAATTTGGTTTGGGTTTCTTTTAAAAGCTTTTGCAGTTCGGGGTGAGCATCAACCGTTTCTTTATACTGCTTGTACACATCCAGCACATCAGATTTGGTTTTACATTTATCCATTCTTGCATACCAAAGGCCAGGTATTTCAATGGGTTTATCATCATGGCTGGAAATTGGCACAGCTGTCTGATGTGCAGGTTCAACTTTTATTTTCTCCAACTCCTCTGCAACTGCCTTACTTATTTTATACTGCTGCCGCAATTGTGGAAGAGTTGTTATACCAAGGGCAATCTCATTGGTAATAAGAATACCCTGCGGAGTTTGTTCACCATCTTTTGTTCTGATATTTAACCAAGGGAGATCTGCTGCAGGAGGTTGTGTTTGTTGTGCAGCTGGTGCTGTACCATCACCATCATTATCTTCGCTTGCAGTGGTAAGGCCTAATGCACCAATTAATGTGTAGCGCTGTAAATAAGAAATGGCACTGGCTCTTGATTGTATTTCGTTTTTATTGCCGCTGCTGTCTTTTAAAGAAGACATGGTGGTGCGTTCTGTGTGGCCGTTGATATGGCTGATTATGCATGTGCATATCAGGCGTTCTCCATCTTCTGTAATTTCCCATCTTTTGCTAAGACCATTATCGGCCATTGGTGTTTTAATAGCTTCATCAATTTCACCAAGCTCTGCATATTTATAACCAACAGTGCCACCCGATTTTGAAGTATAACCTACTTGCTTTTTTTTCTGAATAGCTGGCACATCTTTTTGAAAATTGCTCATTGCAGATAAGAAGGCTTTGTTAGATTGAGCAGCATCATAACGTTCTTTAAGGGCCAAAAGCTTTTCGATGTAATCAATATTAGCACCGGCCTGAATAGCAATTTGAATTAACCCTTGCGGACTATCGTCCGTTGTTTGTAAATCTTTTTGTTCTACATTTGTATTCATCTTATTACTGTTTTACTTTTTTTAATTAAACAGCCCGGCGCCACACCGGGCTGTTGCTTTTTTGGCTTTTCACCTTGTGGTTACTTCAGCTCATCAGGGGTGTCCTTTCTCATGCTTGACTTTTTTTTAGTGGTTAAATAATGTGAAGGATGTCCGCAGTTTATCCAAGAAGTTTGCCCTGGCGAATGCAAAACCCTCTCCCTTATTTCCGGCTGCGTTACCGTTAGCCGCATCCTTTACAAATAATTTATAGTCTTTCAGCGTTTTTTAATTCATTTAAAGTGCCGGTTTAGGTCCGGCAACCGGTTTGTATTTACTTGCATTTATCTGGGAGCTTTCCTCACCCTCAAATCAAGGCTGCAAGCCGCCCGCCGGTTGTTATTTACGCTTCCTTCCGGACACCTTTCCCGATTACAGACTTGCAGGCTTACCATGCTGTAACCTCTTTGCGTAGTCGGTAATCTCTTAAGCCTTACTCACCTGGCACATCCGGCACAATATCATCTGTGCCCTGTACCGATGTTTTCAGGCTTGCCAATGCTTCTTCCATTGCAGGTGTAACATTGCCTGCTGCAATAATGGCTTCTTCTAATGAAGCAAGCTTTGCAACAATCTCAGCTTTCGCTTTTTCGTTCTGTTCTTTTACGGCTGCTAATTCAGCCGCAAATTGTTCCTGGGTCATGTGTATTTGTTTTAATTGTGAAGAAACTTTTTTTAATACCTCCAGCACTTCAGTATTATTTGAAGTATGGTGGTGAGTGTGGTAATATTTATCAAACATGATTATAATTTTAAGCGATGAATAAATTTTAAAAAGTGCCCCCCTTTAGATAAAGGGCGGCACACCCTAATAAAACCCTAAACCAGCAAAATTTTTATAAAGGCCCTCATGTGGAAACATCAGGCCGGTTAACGATTGCTTGTGTGTGAAAAAATTCTTTCTTTAAAAAAACCAACACCTCTTTCATAAAAAAAAGTGTGTACATGCCTGCAACTATCCAGCTTGTAAGCAAAACCGCACATAAAAAAATGTAGGTTAATTCAAATGCGGCACGTAGTACAAATATTGTTGCACTGCATATTGCTGCTCCTTTACTGTTACAAATCTTAACCCCCGAGCCAGCGCCCATTCTTTTGCCCGGCGGTAAACCGGCAGTGCTTTTAATTGTGTTTTTATTATTAACATAACTCATTAGCTTACTTTTTGTAATTGTTGTTTGTGAAGGCTGTTTATAATAAAGGAGGCTTCTGTTTCAAGCTGGCGCCCACCCATTTTAGCGTTATGCAAAAAGTCACCAACCATTACTATTTTCATCAGGTCCATAAGCATAATCCAGTTATGTATATTGAAGTGGCTGATGCCAGTATGGCTTTGCTCAAAAACCCACTTTTCATTTTCCTGTCCTGGTTCTTCCGGATGGTACCCGTAACAGAACACACTATCGTTAGCTACGATTACTTTTATTTTTTCATTATAAAAACAAATTTGTCCTTTTCGTTCGCTTACAAAAAACCCATTGGATATTAAGTACTCTGCAAAAGCAGGAGCAAAAAATGGGTTGGCATAATAAACACCGTTGCTAAGAGTTGGCATTGTTTAACTTTTTACTGTGTATAAAAATGTTTCTTTGTTGCACAATAATGCTGTTGTTCTTTTTGAGATTTTTGGGAGGAGTAGAAACCCCTCCCGTAATCTTTTCAATCAGCATTGTAGCTTTTTGCAAGCCTGCTTCATGTAATGCTTTCAGGCTTAAAACTTCTTGTAATATTTCTTTATTAGTTGCCACTATTTAATGGGCTTTATATTTATAATGCACGTATCGGAACTACTGCGGATATAGATATGCTTCTTTGTGCCCTGTGGTACCGAGTAACCAAGGCGCTGCAATTTTTTTACACTATACCAGCCAGCACGTAATTTTTTGGGCGGCGCAAAGCTGCAAAGCAGTGCTACGCAGGTTGCAGCTAAAAGCAGATGGAATAATTTCTTATACATGTTGATGTGTTTATGGTTTTAAGCAGCCGTGTTTTCAAGGCTAAATAATTCAGCATCTGCTGTAATTCCGGTAATTGATTTTATAACCTCTACCGCTGCATATTTTGTTAGTACATCGCTATTTCTCTTAATAGCTTTTTTTACTGCAGCCTCCCCAACACCGAGTGCCGACGCTATGGCTATGCGAGCCTGTACGTTGTCAATTTTTGGTAATACTTCAACTCTTAGTTTCATCTTCTTTGATTTGCGGTTGTAACTTTTTTTACTACCTTTATGAAGACAAAACAATGAAACATTTGTTTCATTTCAAAATTTTTTTGAAACATTTTTATCAAAAGTTATTAACATCTGTGGATAGCGAAGTAAAAGAGAGAAGGCTGAAGGCTGGTTTAACACAGCAAGAACTGTCTGAAAAGACGGGAATACCACGTGGTAGAATTAATGCTTGGGAACAGAGAGGCACTGTTCCAAGGGCTGATGACTATGCGCTCTTAATGAAAGTATTTAAGGAAACAAAAGTTTCAAAAAAAGATAAAATCCTAAACCTGATTTTAGAAGAACCAGAGGCTGATTACAGTATTTTAATAAAAGTAAAATCAACTTATGTACAAAGATTTACCAGCTTACATTAAGGTTAACAGCAAAAAGGCGCAGGAATACCGCACCGAAATATTATTTGCTAACTGGGTAAACAACCAGGTTATTTTAAACCGTTTGGCGAGACTGGAGGCTTCTTTAACAAAGGCTCCTTTGGAGAAGGTAAAACAAGAAATAGACCAAGAAGCCGAGCGTATAGCGGCGGCTGGGTTGCAGGAACTTGAGGCTTTTTACGGGGAGTAGTTTTTTGTTGCTTAGTTTTGGGCATGGTAAAATTTATTAGGACGGTAAACCTAATATATAAAAATTAAAGTAATTGTTAAATGAAGCTTATTTTATTTTTCTTTTTAATGCTGCCATTAGCAGGCAATTCGCAAAACAATTGTGAGCATACTTTTATAGACAGCTCAGCCCTTAATAAAGCTGATATTTATAAACATGTAAGATTATGGGTATCAAAAATTTTCATTGATTCGAAAGACGCTATTGAACTGGATGATAAAGAACTGGGCTCAATACTATGCAAAGGAAGGTTAGCTGTACCAGGAGCAAAAAATTTTATCGGAACAGCTGTTGGTAATGATTATATTTCTTTCACACTAACCGTGGATATCAAAGATTTCAAGTACAGAATTGTTTTTAATGAATTAGTTCATAAAGCCGGCAATTACGATGGCGGTCGTTCAGGTGGTAGTTTATGTAATGAAAAGCCTGCACATGGAGGCAGTATTGAATTTTCAAAAAAAAGGTGGCAAAAAGTTAAAGAGCAGTCTTCAGAAAAAATTGCAGAATTAATGCAGCAGCTTCAATCTTCCCTTAAAAACAAAGATAATTTCTAAATGCCAGAAGAACCAGTAAGTATAACAGAACTACAGGGTGCTAAAGCCATATTATACATGATGTTTGCAATTGAAGCAAGATTGCAAGCTCAAACTGAATTGTTGATAGAAATGGCCGAAATTATCACTCAAAAAGATGCTGGAGTAATTACAAAAGAATATGCCCAGAAAACTTTGGTGGAGCTAAAGAATATAAAAAACCGGTTTGTTGAAGACGACGATATATTAGCTTTTATAAACAACCTTAAAGCGTAACATGCAATTTATTGGGCAAAATGTAAAGTGGTACCGGGAGCACAAAAGGTTAACACAGCAGGAAGTAGCAGACACATTGAATACAACATTAGGTAGGGTTAAAACATACGAGTCAGGCGCTGCAATACCACCAGTTGAAATACTTATCAATATTGCAACGTGGATTGATGTAAGCATAGATGCACTTATAAAAGTGAAACTTTCAGAAAAAAACTACCTGAAACTTAAGAAAGAAACAGAAAAAGAAAATTCTTTATTCAGTAAGTTAAAAGCTTTAGAACAAAGGGTTTGTGATTTAGAAATGAAAATAAAAAAGTAACCCATTGCGTTCACATAAACGTTCACATAAACTAAAAAGATACACAACTTTTTGTAACACGAGCAAAATGAAATGCACTACTGGCGCAGGTTTCAACTTTCAAAAATCATCTCCTTCGTTCTACGGATCAGAAGGTTTTAGGTTTGAATCCTAACGCGGTCACAAAACAAAAATCACCAACTACATTGATTACAAATGTCTTTGGTGATTTTTTAACCAATCAGTCAAAGTAGCATTTTATTTAACGTTCACACAACCGTTAACAAAAGCTACTTATGATTAAAAAACTGAAAAGGTCAAAAGAAAAAATTTTTCTCCCCCATGGCTGCTGGTGCAGTAGGCCAAATGTTTCTCCCCAAAATTGGAACGACAAAAAAGACAAAACTGTTACCACTGAAAAAGACTGGAGTGTACAGTATCGCTTTTATGATCCTGGTATTTTAGGGCCTGATGGCAAGCCTAGGCCACACCATGAAGTTTTTAAAAAAATAAATCATGTAAAAAACATAGCCGACCGGCGGGCCTTGTGCCAAGATTTAATAGACAATGAAATTGAAAACCTGCGTCGTGGATATAACCCGGCCAGGCAAGCATTTACTCCGTTGCCTTCTAACAATATTTCTGATATTGAGCCTTCCACAGTTTTCATTACAGCTTGTGAATTAGCCAGGCTAAAACTAAAATGCTCAGAAACTACAAAGAGTGATATTAAAAGCGCTTTAAAATATATTGGTAAGTCAGCATTAAATTTAAGCTACCACCATTTACCTGTGGGTGAAATTAAACGAAAGCACATAAGCTTGATTTTGAATAATTGTGTAAACATTAAGCCATACTGGAGCCCGCATTTATTTAACCACTACCGGGCTTATTTACGAATGATATTTAACAAGCTGGAAGAACTGGAAGCAATTGAACACAACCCGGTTGATGACAAACTGCCGAAAGAAATTGCAGAAAAAAAACTAAAAAAATTACCCACTGATAATGAGGTGGCCACAATACTGCAGCATTTTGAAAGTGATAAATATTTCCTGCAGTTCATTCATATTTTTTTTCACTCTGGCTCAAGAGAAGTGGAGCTGTTGCGTTTAAAAACAACGGATGTTGACTTAGAAAAGCAAATATTCAGGGTAACAGTAAAAAAGGGTAATAAGATAAGGCAAGATGAAAGGCCAATAAAGAAAGTAGCGCTGCAGTACTGGCAGCAGGTAATAAATGAAGCCGCACTAGGGCAGTTTTTATTTGGCAGAAAAACTATGGCACCAGCTACAGTACCAGCCACCCGTGATTATGTAACAAAGAAATGGCAGCGGGAAGTTAAAATAGCGTTGAATATAAATGTAGACCTGTACAGCCTTAAGCACAAAAACCTTGATGAAATTGCAGCTTACCTTTCTATACAGGAAGCGCAAAAAATGGCTGGCCATGGAAGTAAGATTATTACTATGCGGTATGCCATAAATGAAAAACAAAGAGAGAATGACAGGCTAAGAGAGGTGCCTAATGTGTTAGGTGGATAATTTGCAAAATACCGAAAAAGTATTCCCAGAAATTGTAAAAAAATATTCCTGTCACAAAAAAAATGTAAAGATACAGTTGATTTTTACTCAGCTTTTCATTGATAATCAATAGCTGTAAACATTTTTAATGTAAGGATACACTACCATTTATCAAATGGCAATCACATAAAAAAGCCATAGTGTAAACCACGGCCGTTAACGATTGATTGCTATATGAAAATTTTAAATTTTTGCCAGTTGAAAGTGCATTCCATCTTTCCGTTTAAATAAGCCTCCCCAATCAAACTCGGCATCTGTAAAACATTTTACAAATTCAGCAGATAGATTAGGCACCATGCCCAGCTGGTTTTCCTCCAGATTAACATCGAATGCCACAGCCCAGGAATGAAGACTCATTTTAGTTGCAGAGCCTCTTTGATTACGGATGATAAAACAACCATCCCATGTTTTCATCTCCTTACTATGGCCTCTTACAATTAAATTGTTCAACCCTTTTTCTAAAGCCGCTTTCAGGTCCTTATTTAAAAATATTTTTTTAGGAAAGCCAACTGTGCCAGCTGCTGAAAATCTAACGTGTGCAAAGGCTTTCTGTATATTTTCAGGTACCATCCATAATTCAAAGTGCTTGCTTTGCGTTGAAAGTAAAACAGGGTTGCCGTATTTTTTCAGGCAGTCTGCAGGAGTTATCATTAGTTATTTTTTTATCAGTAATACAAATGCGGCCACGGTTGCCGCTTTCCATACAAAATTTCCAGCCCGGCGCTTACGAATATCTTTCTTGAGATTTTTATTATAATCAAGCAGTAGCTGGCTTTGGTTTAAACTAAACTGAAACGAATTATTCAGCTTACTGTAAAGGCTGTCTTTAGCCGTTACAATACTATCCTTAATAATCAGTTGCCTGTCTTTAATTGCCGCCAATGCAGTACACAGGCTATCTGCTGCATTGCTATGTTCAATGTAATCTGCTATATATTGCACTACCGGTTCAGGCTCAGTGCTTATTACTTCATTAAGCGCATGTTCGGCCATTTTACGGCTACTCTTTTCTTTTTGTAATTGTTGTGCAACCGTAACAGACTTTTCTTTTAGCTGGTTGTTTGTGTTAACCAGGCTGTCAATCTTTTTTTGCAGCGGCTTTGTTTCCTTTTGCAAATCAGCTACTATTTTTTTAACCAGAACAATTTCCGGTGCAACAGGCGTGCTGCCGCATTTACTAAAGAGTAAAGCACCGATAATAATACCGATGCCTACCCAAATTAATGTTTTCACGACCTTATTCATGGTCCTTACCTTTGGTGGACCTGTCTGGCACTAAAAATTTAAAAATTCGTATCGCCAGAGTAACAATTGAATAACTGCTTACAGTTGGGAAATAACGAATTACCAGCTCATAAGCTGACAATAGAATTGTAATCCAAAAAGTGATTTTTGATGGCAACGAAAAACTGCCGCCACCTGTAGTCGTGCTGTCTGTTTGTGCAAAACAAAAAGCTGCTGTTAAAACAAGCAGCGTTGTTAAAATTGATTTTACTTTCATGATTGTATTATTGGTTTAAAAAAAATTATTCCTTTTCAAGCAATAACTCGAATTTTTCAAATGCCTTGGTATTATTTGCAATAACATTCAGCATCTCTTTTCTGTCTTCTTTCAAATACTGTGTTTGGCTTTCCTCCAGCTTGTTTACACGCTTCCAAAGCACATAGATTACGAATATCATTATGATTGCGAATAGGCCTAAAATGCCATACTGAAAAAGCGTATCGGTACCTTTTTGAATAGTAGTTTGTGCCTGTAAAAAAATAATGCCTTTCATTTTTATTGCTTTTTTTAATTACCAATCTTGAACCTTCTTTTCCTTAGTTTTAAACCTGTGCTTAGATTCGCCTGTACTGTTACGGTTAAATCAGCATAACCGGTTGCGTTGTTGTTATCAGTAACCGTAAACCTAAACAAATACACGCCTGCTGTAAGGCCGGTAATATTTGTTGTGTTAGCTGCAGGGCTAACAATGATACATGGTGCGCCGCTTATCTGCTGCCATAGATAACCGCTAATTGTACCATCTGTATCTGTACCGGCGCCTGTTAGTGTTGTAGTTGTAGTACCGGCGCTTAATGCCTGGTTACTTCCTGGGTTTGCAGTCGGTGGCAAATTACCAGAGCCTTCACCCCCGGTATGCCCAATATTTGTTCCATCCAAAGCACCGTTTAGCGCTTGGCTTCCGGCTTGTGGTACAAACAAACTGTTTAAAAGTGGGTCAACGTTTATTATATTGCCAGATGTCGTAAGCCCAACAATAGGAACTTGAGTAACAAAGTCATCAGGTATAATTTGTTCAAGTAATTTGTTACTTTGGAATGTCATGTTGTTTCGGGCCCAGACATTGGTAACCCTGCTAGATGGCATACCAACAATAGCCCCTTGCTCATCACCAATTAAAATATTGTCATCAATATAAAATCTTTGACAAAGGTTACCCACATACACGGGCAGCCTGAATACATGAGCCATATTTGCACCAGCTGCTTTTGTTACTGTGTTATGTCTAAAATAAATGTCAGTAACATCAGCATTTTCTGCATCTGGGGTTCCAATGTTATTAAAGTCAATAACTGCACGGGCATCTCCAGTAGTACCACAATTTGACATCAAATTTCTGTCAATGTAAATTCTTTTAATAGTGATGCCTCTTGGGTTATTGTTTCTTGGAGAAAATACTACAGGGGTAGTTAGTTTGTCAAATACATTCGCAAATACATACACGTCTTCCTCACCTTGCTCCAGTTCTATTCCATAGCTTATAAAAGGAGATGGTGTAATTAAAGGTTGCGTAATAGTGTTGCCGTAAAATAACCAGCTGTAAAATTCTGTTGTAGTGTTGTGGTTCCTAACTATATCGACAGCGCCTTGGCAAGTGTTATTATAGAATTGGTTACCGCCCAGAGTGTTCCACATCTCGAAGCAGAAATTCCAGTTTTCTGAATCTCCATGATATGCAAGCATTCTGTAACGTACTAGTCTGTTATTGTAGATACGGCAATTTTTAATCCAACCTTCGTTAGCCATTTTAATCGGCCATCCAATATCATAGTTGGTTGCGCTGATTCTTTGAGGCTGCTCTAAATCATTTCCGTAACCTTCAAAACCATCTTGGCCGCCAAACTGCATTATTCCTCTTCCATACAAAAATCCATCAACATTATAAAGACCTGCTGAATCGTAACCAACATTGTTGTAAAATTTATTACCAGTAGCGTAGACAGTTGGTTCACCTGCACCAAGATGATAAGTAATAGCGCTAAAATTGCAACCAAACAAACGGAAGTTTGTAAACCTGCAATCGTAAACTTCTACATTACTTCTTGCAGCTATAGATACGCCAAAATGTGTAGTATGAGGAGCTGTTGTAAAATGAATACCACGAATATGCTGATTGCCGTTAGTGCCTTCAGCACCTGAAAACAACTCTAATAATCCATTGTTTAAAGTGTTTACAGTACAAGTTATAGTAGTAACATTCCTACCATCTCCTTCTAAAGTAACACCTATTGCTAAAGAACTTGTTTGGCTTTCAGAGTAATTACCAGCATTAACGTGAATAATATCACCCGGCGTATTTACCTGAGATGTAGCATGATACAAAGTTCTCCAAGGATTTATTGAAGAACCTGTACCAGTAGTGTCATTACCTGTTAAGGATATATAGTATGTTGCCATTAAATTATACTTTATTGATGATATACCATTCTCCAGTAACTGCTTGTAAAGTACAAGATTGCCATTGAGTAGTTAACGGGTATGTTGTTGCGCCATCAATAGTTTCTACACCATTCGCTTTGACTGTTATAGGATGAATCCCAACATTTTTTAGAGTAAAAATTTTACCTACAACAGTGCTTGCAGCAGGTAAATTCAAGTCAAAAGCCCCGCCACCACTTGAAAGAAATATTTTTGATGGGCTATTGGCAGGTAAATTATAACTTGAACCAGAAACACTTGTACTTGCATAATCAGCAAATTCAACCAATGAAACTCTTTTCCAATAATTAATTCCAACACACACATACATGTAATTGTCATCCCAATGTATTTTTCCAATATCGTTAGATGTAGCCTGCTCATTTTGTGCCGGTACTGTAACCAATAAAGTTTTAAAATGTCCTCCAGTTAATCTTAGTAAGCCGTTTATTTCAGTAAGTCCCGCAACATAAAGTTTTGTCCCCATTATAGGATTCGTCCCTATAGCTATATTGCCATTAGAATCTGTAAGAATTACTGGCGTAACACTGTTAGCAATAATAACGGGGGTTGAAGTTGTAACAGCATATTCCGCATTCTCTACACTTGTTAATTGAATGTCGGCTAAATACAGATTTCCAGTAAGGTTTCTAACTGGAAATATTCTAACACTTGTACAGCCTGCAGGTGCAGTAAAAGAAAACATTAATCTGATTACTGTGCCACCCGTAGAAGAAAAAATATCAGTCGGCGCAATGATATCGACAAAATTTATTAAGTCTCTTACACTGAACGTATGAGCTGTATTAGTGCCACGTCTTACATCCATGTATAAAAAATATTCAGTTCCTGGCACAACAGTTACTGTTTGATGGAAAAAGTTGTCGCCAGCGTTGCTACCAGTCATTAGGTATAATGTGTCAGTTCCTAAAGTTCCGTCTTCTGTTGTAGCAACAGCAGCAATATTGCTTGCTACTTCCCAATAAGTACCATTCGATAAATCTCTTGAACTCAAAACTAAATTTTGAGTAGCTGGAGTTACTTTTTGCACTTGCAGGGATGATAAATTACTAATGCCAAATTGAGCACCATCAACATTTTGCAAAAGTGGTGTTTGGCTTTGGCCGGCGCTTGGGTTCTTTAATCTGAATTTATCAAGCGCTGTGCCGGCGCCTTCAAAATCATTCGGATCAAATTCAAATTCCGGCACTATTTCTTCTGCGTCAATTAATTTCGTTGAAACCGCCGGTAATGCAGTAAGGTCATGCACCATAAGTTTTTTTCCAGTTAAATCATAATTAACTGGTACTGCTGGTACTTCGAAAATATTTTTTGCCATTGTTTAAGTTTTACTAATTAATAGTGATTAAGTAGCTATTTATAATAAAGAGCTCCGCATTAATTTCAAAGCCATCTGCTTCAATTGCTAACACATTTGAAGGTGGCAGCAAGCTTGTTGTTTTTAAATAAAAACAAAAGGCACCTGGGCCCACATACAGCTGCCCAAATGCCTGATTATCTAAATCGCTGTTCCAGAGGGCAGCGTATTCGTCCGGCGTGTCTGCATTACCCAGATCAACTTCGTTTACATTTAATACTGTTACAGGAAAATCTGTGATATCAACATTATCCACCGTTTGCAACGGCAGGTTGTACCCGATAATACAACCACAAGAGTTTTGAATAATTGAGAAAACACAGGCCATAAAAAAAAATTTAAGCTGCAGGTGCAACAGTACCTGCAGCTAATGTTATTATAGGTGTAGTGCCCAAATTTTGTAATTGGCAACTTGATTGCCCGTTGTGGTTATTGTCACCTTATAACGTGTGTATCCATTGTAGTCATAAGAAATGGCTGTGCTGGCGGTAGCATCGGTTAATGTGTAGCTATTTAACGTAACGTAATTAACACCATCTATTGTGCCAGATAGTACAATAGTACCGGCTACCGTGCCAGATGTTTTTGTAATTACATACTGAAAAGTAACATTAGTTTTTGCGCCAACAACCTGCAGGTTGTATGATGGTGAGGCAGCATTAGTAATTGTAGTGTCACCAATCTTTCCATTATAAGATTGTGCGCTTACTGATGCAAAAAGCACACAGCTTGCTATCAGCATAAGAAAAAGTATTTTTTTCATAATTTTTTTTTGAAGATTAAAAAAGAAATACACTGCAGTTTACTGCAGTGTATAAAACCAATTAATATTAAACAGGGCAAACAGGCATTGCAATTGAATTACTGCAATCATGGTACCTGATGATGCCATTAGTAGTGGCAAGAGCACCACAACCACCAGCTTTGTTAACTGCAAGCTCTAAATGCAGATAAGCTTCAAATGTCCAGGCCTTACATTCGTAGTCATACCTCCAATCCCAATCTACAGTTAAGCCGGTGGTTGGTAAAACCACACTGCCATTACTGTACAGGTCTGTTACTTCAGTTTTGTAAGGTCCTGCATTTTCATTGTAGCTTACCAGTTGCACAGCGCCTGGGCTTAACTGCAGAAAATCAGACAAGCCAATAGAGGCATCCATATTTCTGTTGTAGTAAGCGTAAGGAGTTGAATCATCAACTTTGGTAAGGTCTATACCGGCACTGTTTAAGCCGCTCCATTTTAAGAATGAAGAAATCTTGTTCAAAATTTTACCGCCAACTAAAGCATATTGGCCTTCACCCATAATATCAGCATAATTCTGATCCATCCACCACAATGCGTCAGGGTTTAAAACAGAGCTGTTGGTGATGGTATTTTGGTTAAAGAAAGGCAGGTTTGTTAAAGCCTCGCCGGATGCATTGGTACCAACAAAAGTTAACAACAATTCACCAAGCTTCTTATCAAGCGCCTCTTCAAAACGCATCAAATACCTGATGATATGGCGCTGAATATAACTTTGGTCTGTTTCTGTGCAATACTTTGACATGTCTGCACGGGTAAATTGCAGCTTAAGTGGATTGCCGACACCATCGCAATGGCGGAAGGCATTTCCTGTTAAATCAAAAACAAGCTCTTTAGATGGGTTGCTGAAAACTTGTTTAACAGTAGTGCAATCCACTGCTGGGCTGCATACATCAAAACAGTAAGGCTCATCAACTAAAAAAGCAACCGGCCTTTTTTTACCAGGCACAGAGGTTAAATCTATCTGTTTAAATCCACGGGTATTTTGCGGGCTCAGCAAATATTTAATTAAGGCAGTTGAACCGCCTGTTTTAAACTGAGCCGCATTCATTTTGTAAAAATCAACATAATTGGCCTGTAAGGCCCTGCAGGCGTATGTGCCTATATTGCTAAATGGCATAATAAATCATTTTTAAATGTTAGAAAATCACCTTTAAAGCCAGTGTGGGCTGAGTGGTTTTCGCATTTAAGCCATGCGGTAGCGATTGTATTATACCTTTGAGGCGGGCAGCCAATTCTAAAACTAAGCTTTAGGTGCGTTAGCGTTAATTTTGTCCATAATGTGGCTGCTAATACCTAAGCCGCCTTTTTCATCAGGATGAACATCAACCGTAACTTTACCACCTGTTTTGCCGGGTGCTGCAGGCGCAGCAATTAAACCATCGGCTGTTAGTTTTTTTACCATCAGCTCTTTAAGCGTTACCGCTTTAGAACCATCAAGTACATCAAGATTAGGATTAGCCTTTTGCTTTGGCAATGCGGATAAACCGTTCACAACAAAAGCATATTCATCTTTCAACTCCGCAGCTAATTTTGCCACCAAGTATTGCGCCGGTGCTTTTAAATTTTCTACTGTGGCCAGTTCGGCAAGTATGATAAAATCTAACTTTTCGCTGTTAAACTTTGTTTCATAATCCTGTTTAATCTTGCCTTCCCTGGTGGGTATATCTAATTCTAAATCTTCCAGTTTTTTACGTGTTTCAACTAACTGCTGCTGCAGTTGTTTATCACTCGATTTTGTGGCCGCAAATTTTTCTGCAGCTTTTGTAACAAACACTTCCAGTTTGTTTTTATCTTCCTCTGGCAAGTCAGTAATATCAGCTTCTGTAAGGCCAAGGCCTTTTAAAACTTTTTGCCTGGTAATATTGGCAGCACGGCCATATTGCTCACTTTCCAGTTTCTTCTTAAAATCCGCATGCACATTTTCTGTACTCAGGCTTTCCCAAAATTTTGGATCATTCTTTACCTGCGTTTCAATATTGGTTTTTATTTTACCAACGTAATCATCCACTTTAAAATCTTCGGGCTTGGCATCAGCGGGCAGTGCTAAAATTGCTTCAATGTCTGCGGCTTCAATACCAGCAGATGTAATCAAGGTGTTTAGATGTTCTTGTGCCATCGAATTTATTTAATTTGTGACTTTAAGTACTCAATTTTATCTTTCAGCATGTTAATGGTTGCTGATTGTGCCAACCATTTTTGCTTATACCAATTTGCAGCTTCGGTATCATTTTCAAAATCTATTATTACAACTTTTCCGTCTTTATCAACAAGTTCAAACTTGTTATTCCTTATCCCCTTTGTAAGTTCATCTCCATTTTTATCATAAATACCTAAACCCATATTAAATTTTTAGTTGCACTGGCAGGAATCGAACCTGCGGCCTTGAGATTATGAGACTCACGAGCTACCGCTGCTCTACAGTGCGATGTAATTTTAAGCTTTTGGTAGTTTTAATTTTAAAGCTTCAATATCTTTTTCAAGCTTTTTAATTTTTTGCGGATGCTCCTTTTTTTCAACCGCTTGCTTTAACTCACCTTCAAGAGAGGTTATTTCTTTTTTTAAAGAAATCACCTCTTCGCTCTCACCTTCTGCAATGGCAGCTTCGGCGGCAACTGCACCAGTTAAAGTTTCAGCAGCAGATGCTGCAGTGGCAACTTTTACACCTTCTGCAATGGCAGCTTCGGCGGCTGATAGATCAACCGTTCTTTCTGCTGAAGTTTTTGCAACAGGTGTCACCAATTTTAAATTGGTGGCTAATTTTTTATTAAATGCAAAAGGCAGCACATCATTGCGGCCAAGTTTACGAAGCTCATGTAAATTTTTCCATGTACCCAAAGGGAAACGTTGCGCTTTCGCATCTTCGCTGGTAATGTAATATTTTAAATAAGCATTACCGCTGGGCTGGTTGGGGAAGTTTTCGGCCAGTTGTGCTATTTGCTCATTACTTAAGTCTTTCATGGCAGCTTCTTGTTCAGCAGTTAACTTGTCAGCATTTGCGGGGTTATATACTTCTAAAATATTCATTTTAAAACTTTTTAATTATTCGTAAAACCAGATGGCTTAACAGCAAGTGAAAACCAAAGGTAATAATATTTACTTTAAAGCAAAAAATATTTACCGTGCCTAAAAATATAAGGCTCACCCAAAAGTGTGTACAAATTGGACACATGCCCAAAATCATTTCGTAAGTAAAAAAAGGGCGTGCTGTTATAAAAACAATCTCTTTAAACGAATTAATGACTGTTGCTTTTTGCATGGGTGTGCTGGCCATACTCAATTGCTCATCTAACTGCTGCTTTAAATTTGGCCACCCTTCCATTTTTATAAGCCTTCGTTTGGCTAAAAAAAAGGACCAAAAAAACAGCAAACTTTTATAGTTTGGTTTTTCATCTCCCGGTTTGCCTAGGCCATAATCTAAAACATAAATTAACATTGCTGAGATAGTAGAGAGTAAAAAAAATTGATTGAGCATTTTTTAAAATTTAGTAATCAGTTTCAATGTAGTCACTCATAATATCTAAACCGCAAGCTGCCGCAGTAGTATTATTAAACCTCCAAATTTGTGAATAAGTTAACAGTGTAGTATTTGCAGGCAGGGCTGTACCCGGATTACCCGATAGTGTTCCAATTGCAACATGGCCGGTGTTCAATCTAGTTACTTCATAATATACAGTACCATCTACAGATGGCGGAGAAAACAATGCCAATTCGTACGCATCAGTATTTGTTGTGTTGGCAGGAAAATTTGCACCTAAATCAATAGGTGGTTGAGCAACTGAACCTCCATAAAATATTTTCATAGTTGTATCAGCGGCACCATGGCCCATGCCAATAATATTTGTAAGCGTTGACGGCTCAACATTTGTTGGTGCTGTGGTGGCAGCTGATATTCCATTAAAAGTTCTTGCATTAGAAACTAAAGCGGCATCGCTTATCCCCCAACGGATAATTTTATGAAATCCTCCTAGTCCGCTACCATTGCCTACTGTTATTTGTGCAACTGCAACTCTTGCAGCAGCGGCACTTCCTGCAGTTGCAGCACCAACAAAACCAAGCCTCCTCATTCTTGTAAATAAATTTGTAGCTGCAACGTTTCTTAACGTTGCAGTTCCTACTGCCGTAAAAGCCGAAAATCCAAGTACACCGGGAACTGTTGTGGCATTACCTGGTGGCAACCAAATCCCTACTTTATTCCTTGCGATAAATGGCTGTAAGGCTGAGTCTAATCCGCTAGGGCCCACAAACTTTGGCATCATTCGGCCAGAGATTGTTTTTGCATAAAGCCGCATCTTTCCAGTTGGTGCAGCCCCAGGTTCAGCAATAGCATTCATTAAAGAACTTTCAAAAATACCGTTGCTTCCCGTTGCATATTGTAAGGTGTTATAAGCAGCAGCACCATTACCAATTTTATAAAGGCCTGTATTGCTTTCAAAACCTAATTCGCCATCTGCTAATATTGGATTAACCGATGCCCAGTTTGCTGCGGTATCTCTTCTAAATTGTATTGTTTGTGCCATTATGCATTACCTCCGTCTATGTTTAATAATGAATTTGAATTTGCATTACCTCCGTCGATATTGCTACTTGCTACTCCGTTTGAACTGGCTGGATAAGCAACAATAGTTCCGCTGTCATTGGTTACATAAACATCTACACTGCTGCCTGATTTTACATAATAAACAGTATTAGCCACCAGCGTAACGGGTAGATTATTTACATACTTTTCGCTTCTTAACTCAGCCATTTATTACCAGTTTACAGTATTCCAGTTTTTAATTTGGTCACCATTGTACGTAGCAGCTCCATTACCATCAACATTAATTAAATCAAGCTGTGCTTTATTTGTATGAGTGTGCGAATTGGTTACAGCGGCATCAATTGCACCGGGTGTGCTTGTTGGCTTTCCGCTGACATTACTCCAGCTTACTGCCGCATCTAAACTTTCAAATTCTGAAATCTTAATCCAAGTATCATTTGAATTATTAAACAGGTATGAAGCAGCACCACTGATTACCGTGCCATCACCAGTTGCATCAATAACATATACCAACGTATTTCTGTTTAAACCAGCACCTAATGCATCCCTTGCGGCTATATTCGCCACAATTTCGGTACTGTTTAAACCAGAAAGCTGCGTTGATATTAATGCGTTTATCATGGTAGTATTACCCACCATTTTAGCAACACCAGCACTGTTAGTTACATAGTGCTCAGCATAACTACCGTTTTCTATAAAGTAAACTGCATTTGCTTCCAACGTTCCTGGAAGTACTCCCAGTTTATAAAATTTTACCTCTGCCATTTTGTTTTATTTTAAAGTGTAAATTACCATTCGATTAAATCCCAGTTGTCTTCAATAATAATTACATCAGGGCTTATACTGCTGCCGTCTGTTTCGCCGTCCACACCTGCAATTATCACTGTATCAAACTGAAAGCAATCGTACTGCACCGTTTCAACAACAAATGGCACCAATTGCCCTAGGTTGTTAAATACTCTGCCTGTGTATGTATGCTTTTCATTAAGAGTAGGGCCAGTAATTGTAAAAACTGTACCGGCTACCACCATTTGTATTTTAATTATTGAGCCTAAAAAATTAAGCTCTATAATGTAGGTACCATCTGGCATATTCTTAAAAAGCGCCTTCAGATTTTGTAAACTACAGGCACTAATTTTTTTGCAAAATTTATATGTTCTGTTACAACAGCAGCTCATTAGTTACAAATGGGATTTGAGTGAATAATACAGCTATCTTCTTTACACTGCCTTTCAGTTAGCCAAACTGAAATCTTAACATCAATTGCCAAATAAAAAGTAGTGGCATCAAAAGCAAAATCACCCATTGGGCTCTCTTGTTGTGCCAGCTTAAAGGCATCGTTTGTAAATGAAACTAACACTACATCTTTTACGAATACACAAAACAATAACTGCTGCACTAAAGCATCAAAATTGCCAGCTTCTTTATCTTTAAAAACAACAACCCGGTGCGGTGCTGAAACCTTGTATATTTTACTGCAGCCGCTTTCCATCTTTTGATCTACAACCTGCACGGTACCATTTTGACGAATATACCCATACATTAATTTACTATCATCAGGGCCAATATAAAACTGCTCAGCGCCCTGTTTATAAGCAGGGTACTTTTCTTCTTTTTCATCCCTTACAATTTCAACAGAGTGATAAACATTATTTACCAAACCTGTCGCAATTAGCTTGCGGGCAATTTCTATTTGTTTTTCAACTATCATAAAACAGCTATTCGCTTTATTACATCAGTAACCAATCTGTTGCCTTGCACTTTCACTTGTTCAAATTCTTCTTCGCTCAACTGAAATATTTTTGCCGGTTCAGCGCCTCCGGTATTGGCATTTAGGCCAGCCCTTATATTACCAATTTGCTTTTCGTTATTCCTGGCCTTCTCTAAATCTTCCGCATTGGTAATTGCAATTACAACTTTAGCACCATCTTTCTTTACCGTTTCAATACTTCGTCTTAAAGAGCCCTCAAGTTCCAAATCCTTTTTTTCAATTTGCCGTCCACGGCCAATCCTGAATTTTTCATATTCAGTGTACAATTCGTCAGGGTTTGCTTTTACCGCTTTATTAAATAGCCGCTTTTGTTTTTTTCTTTCTTTTTCAACAGCAGCATCTAAAGGGTCATCTGCATTTATTGAAAACTTCTTTTTGGTAAGTCTTGTTTTTTTACCATGATACTTTCCAAGTGGCTTACCTTCCGCATCTTCCGATTTGTTAAAAACCCTTCTTTTCATCAGCCCCATGCCGGTATTTAAAGCAGCAAAAACAGCGTCACTAAAATCAGGAGATGCGGTAACATCTGCTTTTAATTTTTCCAGCTTCTTTATAAAATCCGGTATGTTGCTCTTTATTTCCATTAGCCATTAGCCAGTAGCCCACGCAATCCCAACGGGGTTGTTGCATGTAACGCATTTATCTTTTATGTTTTTTAAATTTTGATTAACCGCCTGCGAAATACCCAATATGCTTTTTTTAGAATTGCCCATTAATCGCTCCCGATATAAAGCATAATACCTTTCGCTTTCACTTAACTTTTCTTCCTGATCAAAGCTGGCTGTTCTGTTTACCCTTTGGCTGCTGGCGCTTTCATCAAATATTTTACTTGCCACCAAATACAAAAGGGATAAGCCAAACAAACGTGGGGATGATGAAACCAAATCGCATATAATATCATCGTAGCTGCATTTTAATTTAATGCAAGGAAGTATGCCGCTTTGCACAGCAGTTTCAATTCCGTTGGCATAACCGGCAATAATTATATCGGTTGGTATAACTGTTGCAGCGCCACCACAGCCGCAACCAGTGCCTGCAGTGCATGACACCGTAAACAGCTCTACAGTTGTATTAGTAAAAAATACAGATACCTGTTTAGCTTTGGTTTCAAAGTTTATACCTGTAATGTTAAGCGTTTCACCAGCTATAAAATCTTGTTCAATATCCTTTACAAGCCCGTTAGTATCTGCAATGCGAAGTGTAAAAGTTCCAGTTGTGTTAACTTTTATTTTTAGTGAATCAATAATTAAAGAACTAAACCGGCTGTTGCTGGTATTTTTTACGGTTATTCCAGTACCGGCAGTAGTGGCATTGCTGTAAAATCCAGTAAACGTACAGCTGCTGCACACTGAGGTTATTTCATTATTTATACGATAATTGGCTGGTATTATACTGTCAATATCTGCCAGCATCAACCTTACGCTGCTTTCAATTAAAAAATCGGCAAGGGCTTTACCGCTACCATCTCTCTCTGTAGCCAATTGTGCTAGCTTTGCCTGTGTTACGCCTTCAATATCATCCAGATAAAACAAAGGCGCTGTGCCAGCTGTGCAAAGGCTTTTTAAAGCAAGTAAATTATTTAAACAGTTATTCATTTTTTTGTTAATTTTGCATTGTTAGCAATAACGGCTACCTTTTGGGCCACAACAACTGGACGGGTGGAGCGACAAGTGCCACCCAATTTTATTTTACTAAGTTTATAAATGCTTTTTCATTAAATAGTATATCCTTACTTATACTCCTAAACTGCCCACGGTAATAAACCAAAATCTTTCTTATTTCATCATTCCATCCGGCTCTCAAGTTCAGCATCAGCGTCCTTATAGATAAATTTGGCAAAACATCAACAACTACCACATTTGCTTGTTGGCCTGCTTTTCCCATTTGAGTAATAAATGTTTTTGCAGAACCACCAGTTATTCTTTTTAATTCAATAGCTTCCGAATAAAAGGTTTTACTATCAATAATAAATGCATCATTGTTTTTTGATTCTCTTCTTTTTTCAAAAGCCGAAATGTTTGGTATTATAACATGCTTGCCTGCGTTTGCCAACTTTATAAAACTCTGCAATTCATCATCAGAATATTTTGAACCTTCAACAGCAAAAACTTTTGCATTAATTTTTTTATTTTCAAAAAGCACACCATGCTTATTTTTTCGCAAAAAATTATTCATTGCATTCTTTCTCACAATTGGCGCCACCTTCGCCTTCATAGTATCATACATATTTTTCATTGGGCCAATCAATAATGGGTCTGCTGTAAGGATTAATGGCTTGCTCACAGCTTCTTTTTCTATTTTAGAGGTATCCCCTTTTTTTACTGCTGTTGGCTTACCATTTATTATATCTTCGTTCACCCCTATTTGGTCACCTTCTTTCAGCATAGCCGGCGTAAACTCATGCCTGCATCCCCAATGCAGTTTATTAAATGGCAAATTATTAAACGTGGTGCCTTTTACCAATCCATTCTTTTCTGCAATCTCTTTTAGTGCTGGCCAGTCTTCCAACTTTATAATACCATCCAGGTTATTAATACCGTAACGGCACTGGGCACTGCTGGTTGCAATTAAACTGCCGCTCATAATTAAGTGGCTGTAATCAAAAGTATCCATCAACTTTTTATTAATGGCGCCAGTATAACTATCTACTGCCTGTTGACTTGTTTGTGTTAAGTAGTTTTTCAGCTTGCCGCTTTTATCACCCGGACCAAGTATGTAATCGTTAAGCTGTTTTTTTGCATCTGTCATGTTAGTGCCGGCTGCAATATTTTGATACAATTGGTCCCGGAGTGGCTGCACAAATTCAGCATTCAATCCATTTTCTGTGTAAGCATTTATTATTTCTCCCACCACAAGCTTTTGGGCTGGGCCAATATCTGCCTTACTCCAATCAATACCATTTGTTCCCTCTTGGTATTGCTGCATTACGGTTCCAATTTTTGGCAGTTCTTTTACGAAAGATGTTACAGCTCCTTTGTAAGATTGAAGCTGCGTTAACACTTTCATAAAACCTTCATCAAACTGGTTTAAAATCTGCAATGTGTCTTCAGTTGCTGTCAAAGAGCCTGCCTTAACATCAAGGCTATTATCCATCCATTCAATTAAAGCATCGTAAGCAAAATTTTCAATTTCAGGTATTACCGTTATAATCCTGTTTTCGTTAGCCAGCTTCAACGCTTCCAGTGCCTTTATATATTCCGCATAACTCATGCCGTTGCAGCTTTAACAGCTTCTTTTAATGGCGCTGCTGCAGGCTGCAACTTTTCAATAGCTGCTGTGATTAGCGCAACAATCACATCATCTGTTTTTTCAAACAATAACTTATCCTGTTCATATAGCTGCATTAAAATCGAATAGGCATAAATATGAGTAGTCCACGCACTCACAGTTACAGCATTATTACTTTTAAATGTTTGCACATCTTTGTTGCTGTAAAACAATAAAGGATCTACAAGCTTTAATATTTTCAATGCTTTTACAACTGGCGAAGATTTTGATACAAACTTGTGTACAAAGTTTTCCACTTGCTGTGCCTTAACAAATATGGGAGCTTCACTGCTGATTATTGTATCTAATGCATCAAAAGCTTCTGTTTCTGTTACCAACGCAAAAGAAATCGGCTGCTCCAAACTCACCTCTGCCGGGGTGCCATTTTCGTATGCCTCAATTATTTGAATTACCTGTTTTAAATCGGTATTCAAGGCCTTACTTATATTTTGTATCCAAGAGTACTCCCCTTCCTTGTCTAACTGTTTTGCCTTGGCGCTTTCAGTGTTACCCGTAAGTTGTTTTTGCTGAATAAAAACGGACTCTTCGGCCATGGATAAATAAGTTTTCCAGCTATCCTTTGAATAGTTAAGAATTGAAGCATCCGGAGTATGAAAGCTAACAGGGTCAGCAGCTAAAAGATTTTTTACAATCTCTGGATCAGTTAAGCCAGTATCAATCTTTTTTTGATATACTTTATAGGGACTTTGCACCGTCATATAACCAGAACCTTTACAGCGGGAGCATGTTGTTTGTTTGCCTTCCGCATCTGTTATATGTCCATCAGTACATGTAAGGTTATCACATGGTGTTTGAATTTCACTCATGCGTGGATAGCTATACATTAAATCAACTGCACGGTGGTTCCGGTGCTGCAACAATGCAAGGTTGCCGAACGGGATAAAGGAATTAACAAAACTTTCATTAATATCAAGCTGCAGGTTTAGTGCAGAAACTTTAAAGGCTGGTATAGCGTCTAGAGGCGCATCGAAAAAATACACATCATACTCATACTCCTTGCTATCTTTAATTTTAGCAAAGCGTAAAATATACTCCTTGGTGAAAACATGATAAACCGCGTTTGTAATACTGCAAATTACCTGCTGGTTATATGTTCGCTCAACCAAAGTTTTTGCATTTACATTCTTTATTTTCTCATCATAAAAAACCTCACGTTTAACTACACTATCAGTAACCCTGTATTCTTTTTCGCTTTCGCTTTCGCTCACAAATACAACCATATCCTGGCCAATTTCCTTTATATTCTTGTGGCTTAAAAAACGCACCATTTCGCCACCATGGATTTCTGTATATCTTTTAGGATATACGGCACACAAGCTGTTCGGGTCGGTAGCTATCGCTGCATCAATCCACTGTTGCAGAAAAAAGGAAAAAAGATTTTGATTGCAAAAATTGCTGCTGTTTATAAAAGCAATAGTGCCATCGCTGGCACTTACTGAAAAACTGCTGTTTGAAAAGATTCGGGTAATGTTATTGATGGCCTTCCAGATACTGGCTTTAGTAATTGGCTCGTATGTGTTAACACAATGATTTTTACTTTCCGGGTGTTCGTTCGGAAAAAGCGTATCTACTTTAGTAAACAGCAGGCCCTTAGAATGTACCTGCAGGTTATTGCAGATACGGCTCATATAGTCTTTCTTCCATTGCGGCATATCAAATTGTACAGCTTTTTTTATAAGCTGTACAATTTCAATTTCTGTAGGCATCGGTAATTACGCTTTAGGTACTATTGCAGATAATCCGGTAACGGTATACAATTTGGGTTTTTTAAATTCCACCCAGCTAATCTCAAATGTTACAGACTGCAGGTCTTCAGAGCTTTCGGGAACTATCCAGTCGAAATCACTTACGCTGAATGTGCCAATTGGCAATACAACATCTGCGCCATCGCACATGCGTGCAATAATTTGAAAATTATTATACCTTGTTAACAATGCGTTTACCTGCTCAGTGGTAACATCAGCACTTGTTTTGTCAAAACTTTTTATGGTATACTTCAGTGCCCAGGTAGTGCTAATAATTTGTTCGCCCCGGCAACTGCCAACCTTTTCTTTTTTATCAGATTTTTTTGCAATGGAACCAAGGCCTATACCTAAGTTTCCTAATTTTCCTGCGCCAACAAGCGTGGTCCACCATGCGGTGTTCAATATGTTTACCTGACTTAAAGTTTCAGTACATGGCACAACATAAATGTCGTTAACACCGCCGTATAAAAACTCAAGAATACAGGATGCGTCCCTTGTAGGCATCGGTACTACCGGGCAGGCTACGCTTACTAAACAAGCAGGCCCTGTTGATACTGGCATAATTTTATTTTTTTGTGTGAGAAGAAATTGTTGTTCTTAGCACAGTTAGCCAGTGCAGGCGATGGAGTTTTGCCGATTTAAGCCATCGGCGAAGCGAAACAGGATGGATGCAAGGTAAATAATAATTATTTTAAAGTAAAAAATATTTACTAAACAGCAACGCCTGAAATATTGATGGTTATTTTAGATCCGGTTGTATTACCATCTGCTGTTAAGTATGTATGCAATACGTATATGCCATCAGGCATTGCCGCAGCATCAAAAAAAGGATAGGTAACCCCCATTTTTGTTTGAGTGGTGGTAACAACAGTGTAAGAGCCGGAAACATCGGGGTCGCTGGCCAGCCGGTAGCGCATGGTAAATTCAGCGGTAATGTCATCACCTGTCTCCCTGTCAATATTTGTTATTTGAAATTCCATATTAACAATTTCCAATGTTTATTAAGAACCCAGAACCTGGGCCTGATAAAGTACCCGGCCTTACACAAGCTGATTGGCCAGGGGTTAAAGCATAATCAAAAAACACACTGCCGTTACAAGAAGTAAAGCTGATAACTTGAGTAACACCAGAATTATTATACCAATCTTCGCATACATACTGTGCAATCTCAGCATTTGCGTTTACAGTAGCAGTGCCACATTGATTGGATACTTGAAATTCAATACTAAAAATTCCTTCAACTGAAGGCGTGCCAGTTATTTGAACATTAATTCCAGATATTATAATATTCATCCACGACGGCTTATTGACTACATTAAGAGAGAATGAAGGAGTGCCTGAAATTCCAATGCTGTAAGAATATGCTTGTCCAACAGCGCCTGTAGGCAAATCATAATTGTTAAAGCCAACAGATATACATAAATCCTCTGTAATATTAACAGATCCATCAAAGCTATCTGTACCGCATGTGTTTGCAATATCAAATGTCACAGCACTTGCCGCTACAGCATTTGGAGTTCCGGAAAGAGTGATTGTATTCCCCGATAACACTACCGTCATCCATGTAGGTTTAACAATATTTGAAATAGAGAAAGGGCCACTACCAGAGATTGTAATAACTTTATTGTATGGCATTGCAATAGTGGCATTGCCCAAAGCTGTATCTGATATTATCGGAGGGTAACACACACACAAATCTTCACAAATAATGGGCGCACAACCAAAAGAGCCTTTCGTTTCCTTCTCAATTCTTACCCATGGTTTCCATAAATCTGCGTCTTCCAAAACATTTTCAAAACTCAAATCAACAGCTTTTGCAGCTGTATCATTTATAAAAAAGTTTCCCCTAAAATAGACTGCAGCAATATAATCTTTGTACCAGCCCGGCACCAGCTCTGTTCTAAATTCCCAAATGCGGCTAAGCTTTGTTGCAAAATTTTTCCTGCTGTTAGCAGTGTAGGTAATTTTATTCTGAACCTCAATAATCTCAGTATCCCTGATCCAATATTGATGCTGATAAAATATATCAGGATTGCCGAATATTGTTAATGAAGATAATGGCTCACCTACGTAAATACCATTTAAATCTTCATCCATGTAGTTGTCCGGATAACATACATGTAGCTTTGTTAGCCGGTCACATTCTATTGCATTGGCATACTCTTCAGAAAAGAATGTAGCTTGAGAGGTGTTAGCGTAAACAACTTCCAGCGCAATTACATAAGATTGAAAAACAGCTGCAGCTTCAAAATTTCTGAATACTCCATACCAATAACTGCCATTATTCGCTACTATAAAACAATCAGAGGTTAATTCAACTGAAACAGGCTCGCCACTGCATAAATCAATTATTGTAAATGTAAAAGTTTGGGGTTCATTAATGCCAAAATTCACAAATAGTTGCACATTATTTAATGCTGGCACTGGAACCATATAGGGCCGCTTACATTGGCCAACGTTACAGTTTTTGCTGTACTGAGGATAGTCGGTTATATCAGCCGTACCGGCATAATTCATTTTCATTTTCTGTCAATTTTTGCAAATGAAAAAAGTTTCATTTTCATTTTTTAATCACCTTACCTTTTACTTTAATAGTGTAGTCTTTATAACTCAGCTCTAAGTGTTCTATGCGGCCATACACATTATATCCCGGCCGAACTTCCAGCTTTAGTAAATAGCCAATCTTAACAAAATCGTTTTCCCATAAACCAAAAAGGTCAATAGCATCGCAGCACAAATCTGTAAAAAACTCAAAGCTCTGGTTTGTCTCCAGGCTTTTTAATGGGTTGTCAATTGCATCATGAAAACGGCCAAACATATTGCCATTGTATTTGCTGTCAAAATACAATTGATAATTAAATATATTCAAGGCCGGATTGTTATTGCCGATATTGTTATTGTCGCCATAAGCAACACCTGCAGCATTGTAATAAGTATTGGGTACGGGGTTATTTGTTTTAGTAACCTTTGCTCTGTTAGCCTGAGCGCCATCCCAAATTAAAACCCGAGGCGTCATTGTTTGATTACCACTTACCAGCCTTACTGCACCTGTGTACGTGCCATTTGGGTCTGTAAAGTGGTCCCTCATATTATCAGCTTTACCAGAAATTGCAATAGCCCAGGCAGCAACAGCTGCTATTAGCAAAATGGCTGATGCCGTTGTGAAAACACCGGGCAGAAGCACAGTTATTATGATTGCTAATACAGCAAGTAAAATGTAGGCACCGGTTTCACCATCATTAATTAACACCCTTATATAATCAGCGGTGCGGCCGTCTCTTACAAAAGCGGTTGGCGCAAATTCGAACGATTTATTTTTTTCTCCTTCCAGCATGGGGTTATTGCTCGGCCCGTCATAGTCAGTAATGTCATTATACAAATTACTTATCTCTTGGCTGCCTAAGTCGCTTCCGTCCTGCTGATACTGGTACCTGCCGTATGCAGCTTTTTTATCACCGCTAAAAGTATATTTCAACCCTTCCATACTTAGGGTGCCGGTTGTAAAATCATAAATTGGTGCAAGGTTTATTAATTCAGCAATCGGCTTAAATACAATAGTATTATTTGGCGTAACGTACCATTCTGCACAATACAGCAGTTTTAATTTATCCAGCATTTCAGCCAGCGTAACGCTCCACCTGTTTTCAAAAATAAAAGCTGTTGAAGGGCTGGTTTCGTCATCTTCATCGTTTTCATACTTATCGCCGCTCTCACTGTGAAATATACAGGCATTGTATTCAGGTGTGCCCACCCGGTGAAATATAGTATCAGTCAGCAATCCGCATTTTGCGGCCACATTATCAATGTAATCTCTAATGAGTGGCGCCGGAGTAAAATTGTTGAGCTCCAGTATTCGCCTGATGTCATCTTTAATATTACCATTGGTAATAAAATCAATTAAAGCAATAGCAGGGTTTGAGTGAATAAAAAAAACAAGGGCCACCCTCACACTATTTAACAGGCGGGGCCGTGGCTCAATGCAAGTGATAAATGTAGGATGTTGCTTCGTGCTGGTACCCGTTTGGTTAAACCAGTTTTGATGATTATCCCAAATCATTGTTTTGTGAACGCAGTGCCATACTAAATCCTGCTCCCGTAGTTTGCATTCAATACGGCAACTGTCATCGTATGGCTGATAAGAAAGGTTATCGCATTTAATTTCAAACAGGCGGTAATTTTTTTTACAGATAACATCGTAAATCCTTACATCAATAGCGTTAAGTATTTGGCATTTATTTGTAAGCAGCCAGTCCCATATATATTTAAATGCCGCATCGGTAAAAAATAAATCAAGGCTTATGCCTTTATCATAATTACTGCCACCGGCATTAGTACTGGTAGTGGTAGATGATTGGTTTACGCTGTCCCAGCTCAATTGCAAATTATCAAGCCCCTCAGTATGTTCAGTCATATCCACCCAATTATGATTAGGCACATTGCCGGGTATGTATGCCGCCACCGGTCCAGTGCAATCCACCACTACATTAGTGCTGCCGGTTTCTGTATCAACTAACTGATGCTGCCTGAAATATATTCGTAATCCTTCCATTAAGATTTTTTTGCTTTAGCTATTTCTTGGGTTGCCTCTAAAACAGAAACGGCAATGCCATTTTTATCCATACTTACATTAATACCCATACTGCTAAGCAGCCGGTGTGTCTTTCTTTGCAACTGGTTATTTTCCTCCAGCTTATTGTTCTGCTCTTCCAGCAATGCAGCCATCCTTACGTTTTGTGTAGCAGTTACATTATTGGCCATATCCATGGCAGCTAAATTTAAACCTGGTATAGATGATTTGGTTTGATGCATTAACCGGCTGGCAGTAACTGTGTTAACAAGCTGTTCGTTCGTTAAGCCCTTTAATTTTTTATTCTGCTCTTTTGTAAGTACCCTTTCGTGTGGGTGAAGTATGGCATGAAAACCACCTTTGCCATCCGCTTTGCCGCCGGTGCCAGTATCTTCAGTACCTACAAAAAAAGATGGCTGCTGTGGCTTCAAACTTTGTACGAGTGCATAACCTGCAGCAATGGCACCAAGTACAGCAGTAAGTGCAATGATGCCACCTATTGGGCCACCTGTTTCAATACCCTTTGCAATACCTGTAACTACAGCAGTGATTGCCTGGCTTGCCTGCAATGCTGCATTAATTGCAAGGGTGCGGCGGGCCGCATTTTCTTGCTTTAATTGTAAAGCCTGCAGCCGCTCTTCTTCTAAACGCAAATATTCTGCATTACCTCTTTCTGCAACACGGCGGGCAGCATCCACCCTTCTGTTTTGCAAACCGATGGAACGCTCCAGTGCCCTTTGTTCTGCATCGTTGGCTTTTTGCCAAAAAGAAACAACAGTTTCAACAAGTCCGCTTAAAGCTTGTGTGTATTTTACAAGCCGCTGCAAACCTTCGTTTTTACCGTCGCTATTATTTGAAGTGGATGCAATTACATCTCCTTTCTCCGCATCAATCAGTTGTTTACGCAGTCGGGCAATTTCATCCTGCAGTTGTTTAATTTGCTTATCGGTAAGCTGCTTATCGGTAAGTAACTTTTGCTCCCGAATACGAATTTCTGCTTCCAGAAATAGCTTCTCAATTAAAAAACGTTCATGTGCTTCAAACTTCGCAATCTTGCTCAGTTCTTTTTGATACTCCTGGTAACTTATTTTACCTGCAGTAAATAAAGCAGCCTGTTCTTTTATGTTAATTAACGAACCCTGAGAAATACCAAGGTTTCCAGCATCCAGCAAACGTTTGGCGTCCTCACTTAATTTTTCAAACGTGTCAAACGAAAGCTTTTGCAGCTTTTGGTTTTTCAACACCTCCAAATCATCCAGCAGCTGTCCATACGTATTTGTAATTGCATCTACCTGTACCTTAACCTCTGCATCCGTAACACCATTTTTTGCCGCATCTTTTTTTATGTCGGCTATCAGCTTTTCCCTTTTGCGTTTAATGGCCGCAGCGGTTTTATCTGCTTCCGCTTCTATCAGTTGCCGCTCCCTTTCGTAATCATTTTGCAGGCCGGCAATTCTTTTCAGGCTTTCATCATATTGCACAGCTTCCAGCTCATCAGCAATTTTTTGCAGGTAGGCTTTGCGCTGTTCGCCAAAATCTTTAAGCTGTTTATTGAGCGTTAGTGTTTGCAGATTGGATAAATTATCCTTTAATGAAGATAGTTGAGCACTTGACAGCTGTCCTTTTTTAAATGCTTTATCAAAAGCTAATTCACGTTTTTTAAAATCTTCCTCTACAGCCTTGGTAATAGTGGCTTCGTCCGTAAACCCTTTTTCATCCAGTTTTGCAATATCTGCTTTTAGTTTTTGGAGTTCCTGCTCGTAAATGTTTTCTATTACTTTAGCTTTTGCGGTAAGTCGCTTTTTGCTGTTTTCCGCTTCATCCTTTTCGGTTTTAGTATCACCGAAAAAATTAAGTCCATTGTCTTTTGCAAACTTTGCAGCATCTTTTTGAAATTGTTCAAATGAGCCAAATAGGCTTTTACTCCTGTCTTGTGCTTTTTTCTCAGCTTCTTTAGCATTAGCATCTATTGCTTGGTCAACCACCTGTGCCTGTTTAAGCACCAGGTCAGGGTCATAAGCAGCGGTAGGGGAGAATTGCTTTATTTTTTCAAAAAATGTTAACCCCTCTCGATAGGCTTTAATCTGATCAAATACCCCGAAATTATCCTGCGCATCTAATTGAGCCGTGGAAGCCTTTTCCGCTTCTTTTACTGCAGCATTATAAGCACCTTGTGCTTTAGCTTTCAAAAACATCAATTGTATAAAGGCCGGGCCTTTAGCAATTAACTGAGCTTCTGCTTCTTCAAGGCTGTTAACTAAACCAGTAGTTTTTCCAATGGTTTCGTTATATTCTTTTAAAACTTTGTCTTTATCAAGAAACCCTTCTTTAGCAAGCTGAATTTCGGTTGCCATTTTATTAACCTGCAACCCGGCATCGGCAAAAACTTTATTGGCTTCATTCTGAGATTCCAATAATATGCGCTGTGTAATTTCGGCTTCGGTAGAAGCGGTAACCCATTCGTATAATTTCTTTATTATGAAACCAAGCGCAGCTCCTGCCGCAATACCTAATGGCCCAAAGGATCCAGCAAGCCCTTGTACAGAGCCGGTAACATTATCAACCAAACTTGAGCCATTACCAAGGTTATCAACTATAGCACTCCCCGCCTCCTTAACCTTATCTTTAATATTACCAATCTGCTGTGTGATAGCACCGCTGTTAATTGCTGGGGCAATAGGCTTTCCCGCTGCAGCTTCTAGTTTCTTTACAGATTCTACTGCAGCATCATACCCCTTTTGCATTTTGCCCATTTGTTCGGCAACCTTTGCATAATCCTGCTGCTGTTTTTGTAGCTGAGTAGAAAGTTTTGTATTGTAATCTCCCAGTGCTTTTAGCCGGCTTTCAAGCTGTTTGTTTTTGGAATAATAATCTGAGTTTGTTTTGTCCAGTTTGGCAATTTCTGCAGTAAGCTTTTTAATGCCTTCGCTATTATCTTTCAGCGTTTCGGTAGTAACATTTAGGTCGTTATTCAGCTCCTTTTCCTTCTGCTGCATTTTACCCAACGCTGCCACCATTTCATCAATACCCTTTTTAAATTCGGTACTGTCAAAATCACCGGTAAATAAAATATCGTCTGGCATAGTAAATATTATTACCGTAAAAGTAAATAATATTTATCTCTTGCTTTTTAGTTTTTCAAGCTCCTCGTTTTTTTGCTTGCACTCCATTAAGAAAAGGCTCATCTCCTGGTAAAATTCGCCAATGGTGTAAGTAAGCAGGCGGTCCCTGTCTGCCAGCTGGCCGTTAGCCATGGCACGAATGAATAATTGCTGTTTGGTATCGGCATTAACATTTCGGGATAGCTGGCTGTAAGCTCCCGGCTTAGCGCCATTTATTTTTGCAGTGTCGAAGCAATTTGAGTAATACTGCTGTAGTGTTTCGTAAAGTCGTTCATTCCATCGGTCAGCCAGTTCAAAAAAAAAGCCTGCAAATCTGGCTGCAGCGCCCAAAGGTTCATTTTCTCTATAGCATCAGTAAATGAAAATGTATCCACCCTTTCAGTATCAGCAAGTATATACACGGCACACAGGCTGAGGCTTTGCTTAACCGGATCAGCTGTTTCATTAACAACAGCCTCCAGCTGCAGTAACTCACTATATGCCTTTTCGTACTTTTCAGCATCATTACCTTTTAACACAGCCTTGGTTTTATTTATAAAAACTGCAAGGTCTTCTTTTGTTAAGCCTACCCCATACAGCTGTGTTACCTTCTCCCCCGCTTTTTTACGAATAAAAGGAATTTGCAGCAGGTCATCAAAAGCCCACCACTTAGCGCCATCTTCCCCGTTATGTAACAAATGAGTGCCTATTTCTGTGCCGGTAATGGTGCTGCGGTAGGTTCTTTTTTCTGCTGTTTCTGTTTCAAGTTTATACATCCTGCATAATTTAAAATGGTGAAGATTATTATAATAATAACAGCCGGGTAAAGGACCGGCTTAATTCGGTTATTCCAAAAATTGCTTTCGTAACTCATTCAAATGGATTTTCTGTAAATAAAGATACGGGCGGCATTCCGGTACCACAGATTGAAAGGTAAATACCTTGGCCATTATTTATAGCGTCAATATCCTCTTTGCTGGGTTGCCATTTAGAAATTATTACCGGGTTACCGTCGGAGTCATTCCCTTTAAATACAGGTAGATCACCACAGGCCTCATCTTCCCATCCTTTAGGTTTAGTGAACACGATATTGGCTGCGTCAAAGTTAGTTGGGAGCATGTTTAAATTTTTTTTAAAAATGATTGATGAAATTGCCAGTTGTAATATCTCCAGCAGTCTAATAAGTGAGTTTTATGAGCATCCTTCTTTTTGTCAATTTCCCCATTATCGTCAATAGTAACACTGCGTATGTCATTAATCAAATGATTGCAGGTGCTATTAATTAAATAAGCCGGATGCTTTGCTAACAAACTATTGCAAAGTACACGGGTATTTGCAATTGAAGGATTTGCGCCCGGTAGCTTAAACTGATTATCCTTTACCTTGAATTTTTGCTTTATAAAGTGGTAATAATTCTTATTGCCTTTGGTAATAGCTGTCCTGTTCCTTCCGCTGGCATCACCGGTAATAAGCCAGAATGCGCCATTGTAATCATTTATTATTCTATCGCACAATTCAAATATATCGCTATTCATTAAACGGTATTCCTGTATAATGCTCACCCAGCTAAGGTCTTTGGCGTGCTGGTTAATAAGGCAGGTAATTGGCTCCACATTAAAGTCAAATGAAGGTATAAGCGGCAGTGATGAATCAGCAAAAAGCCCGTCAGTGATATGACTGTAACCCGGATTCTTATTTACATAATTTTTCTCCCTTAACGAATAAATAAAAGTATTGCCGGCCTGCTCAAACTCCCAACTTCCTTCAATTAAATTACGGTAACTGGCTTCATCCATGTTATCCCAGGCAGCCCATTGGTCATCGGTAACATATTTGTTGTCTGATGTAAGGGCCTGAATATAATAAAAAGGGGAGTTCAGTTTTCCATCAACCCACTTATCATAAATGGCCGATTTTACCCACTTGTTAGTGGGGTTGAATGAAGAAAAAATAAATGCCGGTGGCATTTTTTCAACATACCAGCTTCCACCCCTTTCAATAGCCCTCTTCCATAAATTTTCAGAAAGCTCCTCAATTTGCTCCAAAAAAAAACCGTTGGTTTCCAATCCTAAAAAGTCATTTAGTTCGGGGTCGCTGTTTAAACTTTCCGGCTTAAAATAAACCTTTGAGTTTGTGGGTAAGTAAGTAACATGATAGTTTCCTGCTGATCGGGTCCACTTCCACCGCCTGTCTTCGCCAATTATCTTTTCAAACGAAGGAATAGTTGTTGCCAGCAGTACCGTCATATCTTTTCGTATTACATGCCATTTGCTTTTTGGGAACATAGCACATAGCATTTTTAAAATAACAATAATACCAAACGTTTTGCCTCCCCTTATAGCACCGCCGTAAAAAAAATAACGAAGCTCATTTTTTTTAAGAATGGCTTCCAAAACTTTATTAAAAAGTTCCGATTGTTTTAACGAAAGTTCTATCTCCATTAAATTGTTACCACAGTTCCATCTGCTGTTTTTATGATCGTTTGGGTTAATTTTTCGCCATCGGTAGTAATGTCAATTTTGTTAATCAAAACACCATCCATTTTAGCCATTGAGTCGAGCACCCCATTTATTACTCTCACACCTGCAGCAGTTTTCTTTTCTGCCGGGTCCATGCTTCTAATCAGCCTCTGCTTCCTTGCAATGTAGTAAGCTGTTTTGCGCTTTAAACTTAATTCGTTTTTTTCCTCTAAAAAAGCATTGGCAACATACAGGTATCTTTCAGCAGTCCTTATGCACACGTTGTATTTTTGGGCAAGTGCCTTTTTCGCTTCACTGGGGTGCAAGTCTGCCATCAAAAGTTCATGAGCATAGGCTATGCGGTCACTTAATGCCTTTTTTGTTGCCCTTTGCAGCTCCTGTTTTGCCAGCTGTTTCTGTTGTTGATTCATTTGCTGGAAATAATCTTTTAATAGAAGATATATGCCTTGTCATTTCGTAAATCCTGTCCTTTAGCTTTATAGCTTCAATTTCCCTGATGCGTAAAATTTCAGTAGGTAAAGATGTTGGCAACAAGCCGTCCGTTTCATATTTTTTTAACTCGTCGCTGCTTATCTGCAACTGCTCAGTTAAGTAATCAATCACAGAATCTTTTACCATAAGGATAGTTATTTTGTTATTCATATTTCCGGTATTTTATCCGAAAATAATAAAAGAGCGGCAAGGTGGAATCGAACCCCATCTCCCAGCTGGATGGCCGGGCACTATAACCAGTTAAGCTATTGCCGCAGGTATGGCCTTTGGGTATGGCTTATGCAGGCTTTTGCATAAGGGCACCATACTTTTATCAGCCGGAAAAATGTATTTGAATTTATCAGTGCCTTTTATCTCAATGCAATCACTAACCTTTGGGCACCGCTTAGTATTATTATCCTTAAACCCACTATTACTAACGTTTCTGTTGTGATACTTACGCCCGGTTCTTTTATGTATATAACTAGGGGTATCACCCTTTGAAACACCTGTATAATACCAGTTTGTTGCCTGGTATATGGTACCAATATGTTTCTGGCCGGTATCTGCAAAGCTGATGATTAGCTTTACCAATGGGTTTAATTTTTTAACAAGATTTAAGGAAATGGAAATGGCTTTACTGGTACTCTCCTGCTTACCATTCAATGCCACACGTACCAGCTCTATCACCTGCCCCTGCATTAATTTGTAAGGCATGGCTATTTTATTACTGGCTCCTTTACTGTACAAAATTACCCCACACCATTCACCAGTACTATTAAAAACAGAAAAGCTACAGCCAAACGGCGGCATTGTTTTACTGTAGTGAAAATTCATTACAGCGTACTTAGTGGCTTTGTATGTGGCAATTTCAAGTTTCATAATTCACCGCCGCCAACAGAGTAAAATGCTTCCGGGCAATACTCCTGCAGTAGGGCTTTAATTTTTGGCTCAGCCGTTTCGTATTCAGCTTTTGTTTTAAAAGTAATCTTCATAGTTAGCGGATTATGCTTTGCCAATCCAATCAGCTCAGTTTCCGGCACCGGCGGTAAAAACCAATCCTGCATTTGGTCCAGTTCAAGATTAGGCAAGTCAACCCTTTCTTTAATATCCTCAAAGTCCAAGCCGTACATTGTAGCAAAGTCAAAAAAGCCCTGCTGGCTAATTTTTGCATAAGCAGATGAATACTGCAGCACTAGTTCCGCAGCTTCCTTTTTATCCCTGCAGTTAATAAATATGGCGGGTAATTCATCGGGAACCGTTACGCCTTCATAAATCAATTCCTTTAATATCAATATCCTGTGGCGGCCATCTAAACAATAGATTACAGCTTCGTTTGGATTTTGCCACACATAAAAAGGCTGTGTAAACTGATTTTTAACAACGCTATTCTTTAAATGAGACTTGGCTTCATCAGTCCAATATTTAAAATCATCCTGCTGTATAAACTGTAATTCCTGCCAGTTTATACTATCCATCTTTAAAACATTGGATTTCAGTATTTTGATTTTTTCAATTGCCATTAGCTCCGACATTAATTGACACAAATGTAGGTAAATATAATTAACCTAATAAGCAATTATATTTACTATGCCTGCTAACACTAAATGTAAGTACTTTTAGCATGATGCCGGTAAAATCATTTATTATTTCATTTCGTAAACTGTACGACTCAAAGCAATATCATGCCAATGTGGAAGTGGTGGCAGAAACAAAGCATGTGTACCGCATTAAAGTAACGGCAGGAACAAAAGAGCTGCTGCTTGTAAAGTATAAGTTTAGAAAGCAAAATGCCTGGAAGGTTATTAATACAAATTTTCAAATGCTTGATACGGGAAAAGTAAACACACAGCTAATGAGCGATATTATTGAAGCTGTAAATGAAGGGTTAAAATAATTTACGTTTACAGCAACTAATTTGCACGAAAGCGAAATTGATTTACATTAAGTGCAATTATTTTTCTTGGAATATAGCCCAGCCATCCCCCCACTCCTCTGTATTTCTATCACTCCAAAATACAAATGGCAAAAACTCATAACCATTTTCAAAAACGTAGCATCCATCTTTACCTTTAGTTATATATTCTTCATCTGTAAAAAATCGGTGACTTACTTTCTCTCCAGCTTCAATAGCTTCAACAGCTTCTTGCTTTGTCATATTTTTAATATTGATTGAGTTGATAATTCCACAGCCCTTTGCAAGCTTTCATCCACCGGGTGGCCATCAATTACTATAGCAGTAACTGCAGCACGGGTTAAAGCGGTGTACATACTTTGCGATTTTGATTTATTGCTCGTCATGGTAACACTCATAATATCCCGTTCATCCACCACCACAGTATTGTAAGTAGAACCCTGAGATTTATGAGAAGTAATAGCATAAGCATATTCAACCGGCGCAAATCTTCTCTTAAGTCCCCAGGCTTTTGAAAGTGCTTCTTTCCTTTCATCAGTGCCAGGCCTGAATTTTTTAGCATATTCAAAGCGCTTGCTAACATCTGCTGCATGCCGTTTAATTTCTGTATTATCCAGCACTTCTATAAAAACCGGTTTTGCTTCATAAATAAATTCCAGCACCCACACTTTATAATCATCTGTTTTTTGAGCTACACCGGTAACCTGTATTTCAAAACTGTTGGAAATTGGTTCGTCGATATCATTCAGCTGGTGGTTATCCTGAAACATCAGCAGCTCACCTGTCAGGTATTCAGCTTTTACATCAGTGCCAAAAACATAATCCCTCACCAGGTTATTAATTTTTTTACGGGTATCGTTACGGTAAGTAACAGTTTTAATCACATTCATGTCTTTATGCTCCACAGCATGTTTATACAGCGGCAATACTGTTTCAATCACATCGTAAATATTATCAGCAAAAACCAGTGCACCCTTATCATTTACAATATTTTTCCTGCTCTCCGGCGGTACCGGGTTCAACCGTGGAAATTGCATACGGGAATTATCGCCAAAATAATCAGCAAATGGAAGTATAGGGTTTTCTTCACCCTGTCTTATCCTTTCTGTAAGCACAACATAATTGGGGCCAAAAAAAACAGGCGACGGCCTGTCAATAAACTTACTGCCGGCTTCCCGTATAGGTGGCAGCTGCCTTATATCACCAAGGTATATCACTTTTGCTTTTTTGCGCTTCTCCTTCATAATCAGGTCATGCGACTCTTCATTTATCATACTACCTTCATCAACAATTATAATAGTTGCTTTTTTTATAGGTGGATCAAAATGGTTGGCGCCATCCAGTGTAAAGGCGCCGGTCTCCTGGTCCATATTCATACCTAAAGCACCTGCCACAGATTTTGATACAATGGCTTTTTGTCCAAAAGCTTTTACCAGCTTTTCAGATATAACCAGCTTCGCCTTGTGACTTAAAGCACACACCAGTATATTTTTCTTTTCAATAAAAGGTTCAAGTATAGCCTGTGCAATGGTTGTTTTACCGGTACCAGCTTTACCGCCAATAATAAGCCATTCGTCCGGGCTGCCTTTTTCTATAAACTCAATGCCCTTTTTTATTCCCTGTTCCTGCTCAGGGTTACGTGCTTGTACTTTCATATTTATTGTTTCGCTGGCCCAAGTAATGCTTTAAAACCGCCTTCTTTTAAACTGTTATAAAATGTTTTTTCTGTAGCCGGGTTGTAAGCATAAGGTAGAAAAACTTCCAGCGCATCGGCCTGCTCCAGCATAATCATACTCATTTGTATCTCCACCCAATCACTAATAATCTTCCACGCAGTGCGTTCAGCCTGCTCCCTTGTTTTCTGCTTACTGTCAGGCCGTGGCCGCTTTATTTCCTTCCAAAGCACATTAAAGCAGGGTTCAATTTTAGCAGGAAGTTGAAAAAACAGCGGTTGGCCCTGCACCATCATGCGAAAAGTAATAGCCTTACAAATACCATCTTCGTATTTTTTACTAATATCGGTGGCGCCACTTTTTACCAGGCATTGTTCAATTCTACCCATACTGGTTACTGCAGGTACGGTACTGGTGTAGTTTTTTAAATTAATATCCATATTTATTTGGTGATTTAAGTTTGATTTTATTACAGCCCCTATCAGTATGCAATTTTGCAAAACCGTCTAAAATTTTAGTTAGCTGCACCATAGATAATGGTGAAGCTACCACAGTGGTTTCACCACAACACCAGCACACTGTACCTATTTTATCAATTGGTAAATCCTGCATCATATACTGGTTAGTTATTTTTTTTGCCATAGTTTTTAAATTGGATCAATTGCTAATTCTATGCATATATCATAAAACGCCTCACTATCGGCAGCCATTATTTGTTCCGGCGTTATTTCCCCAAGTTTCCAGCAAGGAGCCAATAGGTGATATCTGTAGTAATCATTAATCAGTTTAACATCAGGATCATTATCTCCTAAATCACAATCACAGATATCTAAAAAAATTTCCTGAATAGTTCTGCCATCTACCGTAACCTTATCAGCAGGTACAGGATAACCACCCGGGTAAAATTGTTGGCCAAACATCGTTGGCATTGTTTCAATAATCATTGTATTTCCTCCCATATTTTATTTATGCCACAAGTATTCATGGCGGTTAAAAATTCATAATACACATGGCGCCGCACCATATCCAACAGCGGCCGGTAATCTTCTTTATTAACCAGTAGATCGTACACCTGTTTAAAACTTATAAACTTTACATTACTTAAATCTGCAGTAGCAGGCAGCATAGTTTTATTAAGGTTGCGCTGCAGTATCATTTTCATGTAATACAGCCATACTTTTTTAACCGGGTACCGGTATTTAATAAACCGGCGCAGCGCTATATATTTTCTGGCATCCCAATACACCATGGGAGCAGGTATATCTTTAAAACAATTATTATACTCAATCTGTACCAGCTCCCGGTAATAATCCCAGTCAACAGGCGGTAACCGCCCCACTACCTTAGGTAAAGCTTTCTCTATAATGTGGCCATAATTTTCCCGTATATACACTTTATACTTCAGGTAGGCACGAAGCACATCACCCAAAAATTCAGCGTTCAATTCCTTGTTATAATGCCGGTACTGTTCATCATACTTACCCTGCATATTCAGGTAAAAAGCCTTTACTATCTCATCTTTAGTAAGCATACTAAAGCCGCTCCATAAAAATATCTTTACCATCTGTATCTGCGCCTGCAACTCATTACCCGTAAGCATCAATGCACCGGTAACCAGTTTAATTTCCGTCATAATATCCACCACAGCATTGTGCAGCTCATCCTCATTCAATAATTTCAGGGCTCTCCCATTCATGCTGGCTGCTATCACCATCAGCTCTGCCGGGCTCAGCTGCTGCAGTACTTCGTTTGAGGCTTTGTAAATCGCTGATTGTGCCTCCGGTTTTTTTACCAAATCCATTTTGCTTAATGCTACCGCCATCGGTTTGGGTTCCATTTTTAATAGGTTTTTCTTTGTTGTAATTGGGCATCCAGAATAAAAAGTGTTTTCTAGCTTGTGCAAAGTCGCCGTAATTAGATCCGTTGTTTTGTATCATCCACTGCTCCACCCCATCCCTGAATTTTTCCGGCGGATGAAATTTTTGTGCCCAGTTCAATTTCAGGCCAGCATCCTGGGAAAACAATTCCTGTAAGTAGTTAAAATTTTTTACTTCTTTATTTACAAAAACAAAAAGCTCTTTCTCTGTACTCTGTTTATGTATAAAGTCGGAAGTAAAGTCAGAAGTAAAGTCGGAAGTAAAATTTTTTAACTTCTCATCTTTATGTAGTAAAATTTTTTTACTACTTACAACATCAATAATTCTGTAACTGATGTTACTATCCCCCTTTCCTTTGCTGAAAAATTCAATTAGGCCAGACTGTTTTAAAATATTACGCTGATTAATCAGTGTTGGTTTACTTATGCCTAATTGTGCCATAATTAAATTATTCTGGTGGCGGAATATGTTAAGCCGGCCCGAAGCATTCCAAACTTTTACAAGGTAAAAGTAAAGGCCCATGCTTGCAGTAAGGCTTCGCTTATCCATATTATCTCTAACCGTCCAATACTGGTTAAAGGCATCAATTAGTGTAAATGTATTAATCAGCATAATTAAAATAATCCAGTCTGTTTAGGTTTTTCCTGTTTAAATCTTTCAATACTATAGCCGCCCTGGCTGCATAAGTACATTATCTTTTTATCCATCGCAGTCTCTAGGTCTTTGCAAAGTTTCAGTTTGTCTTTATGGCCACCCCAGTAAAGGCGCTGCTGTTGTCTCAGCTCATCCACTTTAAACATCAGCCGCTCCAACTGGTGCTTATGCTGTGCACCTGTATCGCTTTGTTCTTTAATAATGGTGAGTATGTGGCTATAAAACTCCTTTTCTTCATAGGTTTCATCATGCAAAAAATCAATGGCTTTTTTTACCTCAGCCAGTATTTCTAATTCATTCATGCGTCTTCATTTAATAGTGAAGTAAAATTCATTTTACTCTGCCTTATAATAAACACCTTACCACGCCTGCCGTACTGGCTGTAAAAACTATTTATTAAAAAACACAGCTCCTCCTCTTTTTTGCTCACCCTGTTTACCACCACACTATTTACTTCAAGCTCTACAGTTACATTGTCTACCATTTCACCGGCTGGGCACTGTTTCTTTTTTAAAAGCAGTTTAGATTGCAGCCACTCCATTAGTCTTTATTTAAAACCTTACTGTAGTTTTTAAAAAATCTGGCCTTTACAGCTTCAACGTTTTCACCCGGCTTTGCGTAAATAATTGTTTTATTATTTATGCGTATAGATGTCATCTGTGCGTAATCCACCTTATTATTTTTAAACTTTTTCTCCCTGTTTAAATTACCGGTACGCTGCTGGCGCCATTCATTTTCTACATTACCCCGTTTCTTTTTTTCATCAAGTATTTTTTTACGCAATTCTTCTTGCCGGCGTAACTCTTTCTTAGGCACCCTTATTTTTTTAGGTGGCTTTATTTTTGCCGGCCGTGCTGCTATGCGTTCTGCAGTTAACTGCTGCTTACTTTTTACGGAGGGCTGCAGCCTGTTTATCTCCGCTTCTACTGCCGCCGCCGGACAGTCTAATAATGCGGCAATTTGTTTGGCTGTTTTACTTATGTAGCTGTTCTGTATAATACCCAATTCGTCCGGGCTAAATTCATGTAGCATGGTAATAGTTTTAATAAATGGCAACCCTTATTTTCTTTCCAATGTTTACAATTCCCTCCAGTTGTGTCAGGTGATCCTTCCAATGTGCTTTATCCTGGTAACTTTCTTTATGCTTCTCAAAAGCAGCTACTATTTCATCAAAGGGGTATTTATCAGCCTGTAGCAGCCTTACAATAGCAAATACAAAAACACGGCTGCGCCAATTGGTGAAAGCGCTAAACCTTTTAACTTTTTCTGCAAGCTCCCTAGCTTCTTTCGGTGTTTTTACTTCAAAGGCGCCATTTTGAAAATCGCTTTGTAAATGCCTGCTGCCGCCGGTTGCATTTCCGCTGGTACCGTTACTCAGCATGTTAAGGCACACACCCACGCTAAAGCCATATTCATCTATATAATTTTTAAGCGTGATATAATTTTGATTTTTAGCCTGAACATAGCAGTTAATATAATTTCCGTTGGACCACTTTTCAGTATTGCTGTTAATTTTTGCAATCTCCACCATCGTTTTGTTTTCATGTACCAAAATGTAATACACGGGCCGCTTCAATTTTTTACTTATAAAAAAGCGATGCTGCCCATCCAGTATCAGCATTTTATTATCTTCTACCTTTACCTGTATGGGGTAATACTGCAGCACATCGTTGCCGCCTTCAATCTCTTTAATTATATTTTTTATTTTGTTCTCATTCAGCGGCCTGTTGCCGGCAATGAAGGAAAAGTTTTTGTAATTGTCGCTTTGAAAAACAGCAACAGTAGATGTTAAGTGTAAGAGCATGTTGTTTTGTTTGTGAGTTAGTTAATTGTGTTTAAAAAAGGTACAGCGCTGCATCATTATTAACTGCAGCAGCTTTTTTGCCGGCCCTTTGTTTTTTATTATTGGTTTCATCCTTAAGCCCCTGCCTGTTTTTATAAAGCTGCTTAATAGTACAGCGGCCATGCAGCTGCCGCACCGTAGTAAGGTTAAGTGTAAGCCTGCCAATGCTGTCTTTTTTAAACAGTTTCTTTTTGTACCCTCCATACCTTTTTAATTTATCTACTGTGCGGCATTGCACATATTCAGTAGTGGTACCCTTTGTATCAATAAGGCGGTAACACCACTTGCGGTTAAATGTGTAATGCTTAACCAGGCTGTAGCCAATAAGCAGCTTTTTTATTACAGATTTTTGTGCAGGTGTCATTTCTTTTTAGCAGGCTTTTTGGTGGAAGTGGCGGCTTTCTCTTTAACTGCAGGTTTTTTATTCAGGTTGTTTTTTATCACCCGTAAATCAGCAATGCGTTTAAACACCCGTTCCTTTCTCTTAGCCGAAATTTCTGTTTGCGCTTTAATAATATCTTCCTGTACAGATGGAAAATATTCTTTACCAAGTTTTAAGCAAAGCTTACTATCGCAGGTGTGGCCATTATAAATAACAACCGGCGGCAATTCTGCCAGTATAAAAAAGCGAATAAACTGATTAAGCTGTGCAGCAGTAAATGTGGAAAAATCTATTTCAGCATCTATTTTGCTTTTTTTAATATTGAAAAAGCTGCGAAAATCATCTTTGTTTTTGTAATCCAGTTTATTAAAAAGTACCGCAGCAGCAGCTTCTATTTCCACAGGTTTTAATTCAGCGCCAGTTATTAAAGGAGCATTAGGGTTTGGCCTAAAGTGTGTTCTCAACTGCTCCCAAATTTTATTATCATCAAGCTGGCTTTTACGGGCCTCCATTTCTTCAAGCCGTTTAATTTCAGCCTGAATTTCATCAGCAGTGGCCACATTGCTTTCTCCTTCAATTTTTTTACCTGCAGCAGCTTTGCCTTTTTGGGTATTGGTAATGGAAACATACAGGTATTTACCAACATCATTGCCGGTTAGCATAAAAGCCTTTTTGTATTTGCCCGATGCTAATTTGCTTTCATAAGCAGCAAGCTGTTTTTTATAATTCTCCTGTTCTTCTGCATAAGCATTACGGGCTTCCTCCTCTGTATATTCATCATCGTTATAGCTAAACCATTCTTCAAAACTTTCAGCCTCCGGAGCTTCCAGTGGGGTATAGTTATACCCGTTATAAACAACAGCGCCTGCTTTTATGGCTTTCTTTACCCAATTGTTATTATTATCATCTGCGTAGCTTTCCTGCACCAGTACCACCTCCGGGTCTTCAATAGCAATATTAAATGCAAGGTTTAAATGCAGGTCGCATTTGTTTTTAAAGCAGCTCACATTAGTACACCTGGCATCCAGTGCTGCATCTTTAAATAAAACAGCAGTGGCACTGTTAAACTTACAACCGTTGCATGCTCCAGCTTTTTTATCAAGCCCTGCATCATTCAAATCAAAAGGAGCTTTTTTTAAATTACCCTGATACTTTCTAAAATCATAGTCGCCTAATTCAATAGGGCCTTTTTCACCTGCATTTTCTTCAAACAGTTCTGTTTGTATCTCATCAGTAAACAACGCAATTTTTAAAGCAAGTGTATTGGTAATTTTGCTGTGAAAAAAAGCTTCCTGCCATTCCTTTGTAAGGCTGCAAAGCTTAATGCGCTGCCTTGCATAAAAATCACTCTTGCCAACCTTTGCTGCAATTTCAGCCACATCTTTTCCAGCATCCAGCAGGCTTTTAAAAGCCACAGCTTCTTCCATTGGGTGTACATCCTTACGCTGCAGGTTTTCCACTATCTGTGCCTCCAATGCTTCATTATCATTCAGCTTTCGGATTATTGCAGGAATGGTGTTGCGGTCCTTAATTGCAGTGTTTACAGCAAGTGAAGCCTTGTACCTTCTTTCACCACACACTATCATGTATGTTTTTCCGGTTGGCCTTACAAGTATTGGCTGTATTACTCCCTTTTCTTTAATAGATGAAGTGAGATCATCCATACCCTCTTTATCAAAAAAAGTACGTGGCTGATTAGGATCGGGTTTAATGTCCTTCAGCAAAATGTTTTTAAACTCTGTTTGTTCCATTTTAAAATTTTATAAGTGATTAATTATGTAAACTCAAACCGCCTGTTAATTTTCTGTATCGTTGTAAAAAAAGGCATTTCATGTTCGGGCACCTGCTTTATTGTTTCCATCAGTACACCAGAGCCGGTAAACAGTACACGCATTTCATTATTCACTTCTATTTGCAGGTGCAGGCACATGCCATTTCCCTTCTCTTTGTACTTTGATGTTTCTATTTTGTATGCCAGTACTTTTATCTGTTTGCCTATCACCGATTCCGGAGAAATTTTGTCTCCCGTAAAACTTTTTGAGGGTACTGTTATTCCCAGTTGACTGAACTGTTTCATTAATTAGTTTTTTGATAAGGTTTTTACTATTACAATGTTTTGCCCATCCCCAATAAGCAGCAATCGTTTCAGGTGCAGCATTGCGGCTCACCTTACGGGCAAAATTTTGTTTGATGGATTTACGCAACCTGATGTGTGTATGATAAAACACATAGCCCACGAAATCAATACCACGGCTGGCCACCGGAAACACCTGGTAGTTATCTTTCAGCTGCAGTCTTAAGTTATCCTGCAAATAATTGGAAATATCAATTCGGAGCTGGTGCAGCAATTTTTTATCCGGCCCAAGTATCACAAGGTCATCGCAGTAACGGAAGTAATATTTTACACCCTTCACTTCTTTTAACCAATGATCAAAGTAGCAGAGATAAAAATTTGCAAAATACTGGCTCATAAGATTACCAATCGGCAGGCCATCAGCAGAGTCAATAATTTCATCCAACAGCTGCAGCAGCTTTTCATCTTTAAACTTTTTTCGCAGCAGTTGTTTTAAAACAACATGGTTAACGCTTGGGTAAAATTTTCTAATGTCCAGCTTTAAGCAGTACCGGGTACAGGTTTCATCTGTTAATGCCTTTTTTACATTATTAGCAGCAGCATGTATGCCACGGCCCTTAATGCAACTGTAAGTATCTGCAGTAAAGCAAGCCGTAAACACAGGCTCCAGTACATTCATTATTGCATGGTGTGTAATCCTGTCCGGGTAATAAGGCAAAGCATATACAAGCCGTTCCTTTGGCTCATACACTGTAAATGTGGAGTAATTTGATGTAGTGTAAGTTTGGCTGCTTAGGCTGTTGTGCAGCGCTTCAATATTGGCATCCCTGTTTTTGTCATGAATGATAACACCTGTTTGTTTAGATTTTCCCCTGCGTGCAATGGCATCTGCGGCCTGCAGGTTTTGTAAATCTGCTATTTGATTATATGTGTTGTTTATCCTTTTCAATTTGGGGGAGCCTTTGCTTTTACAGGTCTTCTTCGCACATATAGCGCTACCAAAGCCCTTTCAAAAAATTTATTTTTTGCCAAGAGGCAGGGTTTGTGATGCGTAAAAACTTTAGCCTGGTGAGCCCTGCCGTTCGTATTCGTATTCGTCCAGTCGTAATTCGTATCGTTGAACTGAAAGCCAGAGCCTGAATGCGAAAGAACCACAGAACAGCATCACACAACCTTTTCAGTTAATCCAACATCAGGTACAATTCCTTATACCAGTCGCTGAAAAATTCATTCATGTGTTCGGCTCGTTCTTCGTCTTTCAAAGCAAGGCGAGCCCCGCCGCTCGTAGCCGTACCCGCCCAGCCGCAATCCGCACCGCTGAACCGAAAGCCAGAGCCCGTTGAGTCTCCGCCACGGTACCAAGGAAACCACTTTTCCTGATCTTTATTATTATAATCAGGTTTCCACTCTGCTTCTTTTGGGTTATCATTATTAACCACAAAGCAGGCGGCTTGTAATACCATCAATGCCAGCATCCCACTGCTTATTTTTTCCGGCAGGTAAGCCAATAGATCCTTTGCTTTTTGCAGATTTAATTTGTCAGGATGCGCTGCAAATACCGCATCTACTGTTTTGATGTCTTTGTACATTTTTTATTTTTTTGGGTTATTGAAATCGTTCCAAATAGCAAGGAACTGAGTGCCGAAATATTTTGCCTTCTCCTGCGTATCAAGGCAAAGGCGAGCCCCGCCGCACGTATTCGCATACGTCCAGACGTAACCCGTACCGCCGAACCGACAGCCAGAGCCCGGCTTGTAGTCTGTAAAATATGGGTACCATTTCCGCTGGTCGCTGTCCTCCCAATC